TCTGAACCTGACGCTTATTCTAATTTTGCAGCAGATAAACCGATGCCTTCAGATGGTTCATTTAGCGGCAAACTGGCTTGTGGTTTCGCCAAATATAAGGGCCAGTTGAAGAAAGACGGTAATCCAATGTGGCATTGTCCATATAAATTTGGATTTAATTATTATGCCTTAAGAGATAAGGATAATAAAATAATTAAAACTTTCCTAGAGGAAGACATGAATGAGGCGTTTAAAATTGCCAAAACAGAAGAAAAAGTTACCAAAGAAGCTTACTTAGGATGCCCAAAGCACTTGACATCCTAGACAGAAGTGTTAGGATTGGGGTATGATCCCGCTATTCAAGTCTCACTTTTCCTTTGGGAAAAGCATTCTTACTCTAAATGAACCAGAGAAGCAGAAACAAGACGGTCCAGACAGCATCATTTCAATTGCCATTGAAAATGGATTGAAACAGCTTTATCTTGTCGAAGACTCTTTAACTGGATTCTTGACCGCTTTTAAGAATTGCAATAAGTATAATATCCAGCTAAAGTTTGGTCTCAGGATTAATATCTGTAATAGTTATGAGTCTATTGACTCCTCTACTAGCAAGCTTATTCTTTTTGCCTTAAATGATTGTGGGTTTAAGGATATTAATAAAATCTATACTTTTACAAATACTGAAAAAAACTCGGTAATTGCTAATTTTGATTTAGTAGAGCGCCTAACAGATAATATTTTAATTGGCGTTCCGTTTTATGACTCGTATGTTTGGAAGAACAGATATACATTCTCTAATTGTATGCCTGATTTTCTTGATAAAAAAGATGTAGTTTATTTTACTGAAGACAATAAATTGCCATTTGATAAAATTACCAAGCAGTTTATTGAGTCTAGCGGTAAAGAAAATATCGCTGAAGCTAAAAGTATTTATTACAAAAATCGCGACGACTTTCCTGCTTGGGTAACTTACAAGATAGCTTGTAATAGAAATATGGGTAAAAACCAAAGCCTTTCGGCTCCAGAGCTTGGAGGATGTGGCAGCAAAGAATTCAGTTTCCAATCTTGGAAGGAAGCATCATGAACAACCTTTTAAAACAAAAAATTAATCAAAAGTTCGTAGTGTTTGATACTGAAACAGAAGGCTTGTCTTTGACCGACTCTCGTCCTTGGCAATTGTCTTGGATCGTTTGTAAAGGAGAAGAGATTCTTGAAGAGCATGATGAGTTTGTTCTGTATGATGATTTGAACGTATCTGAAGACGCCGCCAAGATAACTGGATTCAACAAAGAGAAATATCTTTCCAGAGCAAAGCCACCTATGGAGGTTTGGAAAAGGTTTGCTAATTACCTGTACGACAAAGATAATATTTTAGTTGGGCAGAATATTCTTGGCTACGATATTTATATTTTAAATACTATGATGCGTGGCATTGGCATCCAGAATGATTGGAGTTTCGTTGAAAGGATGCTTGACACCAAGGCTTTAGCCACTGCATTATTCAAGGACATAAAGCCGTCTGGAGACTTGCTGCCTTGGCAAATGAAACTGATGAACCATAGAGAGAAAGGACTTAAAACAAGTCAGGGCTTTTTGCTTAAGCAGTTTAGTATTGACCATGATCCTTCAAAGCTCCACGATGCTTTGTATGATATCCAAATGAATTATAAGATTTTCCGCAAGCTAATCATGCAGGTTGACGTATGAACAACTTATTAAATTCGTTTCAAAAGTACGAGCATCCTGTTCCCCCTGGTGTTCGTCTCCCAGAGATTAAGATCGATGCTCGCTATTATCAAGAGCTTGGCATCGATCCATCAGTTTCAAACGTAGAGTTTTTGCGGCAGCTTTGCTTGAGGGCCGTAAGAACAAAGGGCATAGATAAACTACCTAATAAAAAAGACTATTATGAACGAGCAAAATACGAATTGGCAATCTTTGAAGAACTTGGTTTCGTTGATTACGTTCTGCTTAACTGGGACATTCTTAATTATGCTCATGAGCATAATATTCCTACTGGTTATGGGCGTGGTTCTGCGGCTGGCTCTCTCATTCTTTTTTTAATCGGCGTCACGAATGTAGACCCTATCAAGAACGGATTGTTTTTTGAGCGATTCGTCTCAAAGAGTCGCGCCAAGAAGATCATTGTAGATGGAATTACTTATCTTGATGGGTCGCTGATGCCTGATGTTGATAACGATATTGAGTTTTCAAAGCGTCAGGAAGTTATTAATTATATTAAAACAAAGTACTCAGGTAAGACTTGTAAGATTCTTACAATGAATACTCTTACTGGCAAACTTTGCATTAAGGAGTGCGGCAAGATTGTTGGCGAAATGTCAGAAGATGAAGTTAATGCCGTAAGCGATATTATCCCAAAGCAATTTGGTAAGGTCTTTGCCCTTAAAGATGCTTATGAAGAAAGTGAACAATTCAGGGCGTTTTGCGATAAGAACCCAAAGATTTATAAGATCGCCAAGAAGATCGAAGGTCTAAATAAAAATACTGGCGTTCACCCATCTGGTATTTCTATTTCTTATTACAATAATGAAGAAATCATGCCGTTGCAAAAGACAGGTGACGGCGAGATCGTCTCCGCTTATGATATGAATAACGTGTCGGAGATTACTGTTAAGTTCGATATTCTTGGACTGAGAACATTAACTGTTGTTTATGATACTTGTCAAAGACTTGGGTTAGACTTCAAGAATCTTGATTTTGATAATGGTTCAACATATAAATTCTTGCAGGATTTGTCTAATCCCAAGGGCTTGTTTCAGATTGAGGCTAATACCAACTTCCATGTTTGTAAAAAGGTAAAGCCAAGAAACATGCTTGAACTTGCATGCGTTTTGTCTCTAGCCCGACCTGGCGCATTGGATTTCTTGGATCAATATGCCCGATATATTGCTACTGGACAATTCCAATCTGTTCATCCATTCTTTGATGATATTCTAGGTATCACTGGCGGCATTCCTATCTTCCAAGAGCAGTTGATGAAGATGATTGTAAAGGTAGGTTTTACTCTTGATGAGGCTGAAACTGTTCGTCGTATTGTAGGCAAAAAGAAAGTAAGTGAGATGCCAGCGTGGCAGCAGAAGATCAGAGAAAAAGTCGCCACCAATAATCTTGAAGCTAGTGTTGCAGATGTACTTTGGAAGGTGGCAGAAGACAGCGCCAACTATTCATTCAATGCTTCTCACGCCGTATCTTATGCTACTCTTTCTGCATTAACTACTTATCTTAAGTTTAATCATCCAAAAGAATTCTTTCTCGCTTTGCTTAGGTCTTCCAAGCATGAGCCAAATCCACACGAAGAGATTGAGTCGATTTCTCAGGAACTATCTTTCTTTAATATCAGACTTCTGCCACCAGATCTTTCTAAGTCCAAGGCAGACTTTGAAATTGAGGGAGATAATATTCGCTTTGGTCTTAATGCAATCAAAGGCGTATCTGATAAAGTATTGACCCATCTTCTTGAGTTTAGACAAGAAGAGTTTGCCAATAAAATCGACTGTTTTGATGGAGCAAAAGAAGCTGGTGTCAATATCGGTGTTCTTTCGTCGTTGATTCAAGCTGGTACGCTTTCTAGCTTCAGCGAAAAACGATGCCGTTTGGTTCTTGAAGCTCAGACTTATAATATTCTAACAGACAGAGAAAAGCGTAATGTTAAGCTAGTGGGGTCAAAATATAATTACGATGTTCTCAACTCTATCGCTGATTTAGTTAAAAACAAATCAGTTGGAGATGACGGTAAGCCATTCATGAAGGAAAGTCGTTATGAAACATTTAAAAATAAGTATGAGCCGTACAAAAAGATTTACGACATGAATAAAAAATACGAGAAGTTCGCTAATTGGTTTTTTGAAAAGCGTCTTCTTGGCTATAGCTACACTCATAAATTAAAAGAAGTTTTTAATGACGGAGAGGATAGACTTCACAATACCTACGAGGCTTCCCAAGTAGAAGTTCGCCAAAATGTTAAAATGGTAGGCGTCGTCAAAGAGTCTCGTAAAAAAGTTAGTAGGGCTGGTCGTCCATATTTATTGGTTAAAATTTCAGATGAGTATGGTCAAATGACCTGCCGCTTGACTGATGGCGGCAGAGACGATAAGTTTACCCAGTACTATGAAGGTGGAGGCAAAACTCCAAAGGAAGATGATATCGTTGTGGTTTACGGCTCAAAAGCCGATGACTCAATTTTCCTAAATGGCTTGACAATCCTCACAGAAAAGATATACACAAAGTTATCACAGATCGAAACTTAAGTGTAAAAATGAATACAGTGCAAGATATTAACTTCACTCCTAAAGTAAGAAGAGCTTTAGATGTCGCCAAGCAGCGTTGTGCAGAAAATAATCAGCAAGAAATTACTGACGAGTTTTTGCTACACGCGATTCTTTTTTCAGAATCGATGATCGTCAACATGGTATTTCAATCGCTTTCGATTGAAATCAAAGACGTTATCTTCGCCTTATCTAAAACTCTTCCTTCAAACAAGAAGAAGATATCTGCAACTTCGATCAAGTATAGCCAAAACGTAATTAAAATTGTCAACGAGTCTTACGCTATATCTCAAAGTTTTAAGCAGAACTATACTGGAATAGAGCATGTGTTTCTTGCTCTATTGAGAAATTCAGACAACATAAAGAAGTTCTTTAAAAAGAATGGCGTCGATGTCGGATTTATTTCCGAGAAAGTAGAGAAAGAATGCAAGATGCTTTCTAATCCTGTTAAGAAACCAGTCCAACAAAGAGGCCAATCTCAACAAGATAATTTAATTTCTGCTTTTTGTTCTGACTATAATCAGATGGCGGTAGACAATGGGTTTGATAATATTTTCTTCAGGGAAAAGGAAGTTGCAAAAATGTCAGAGGTTCTTTGCAGAAAACAGAAAAAGAATGTAATTTTAATTGGAGAACCCGGTGTTGGCAAAAGCGCCGTTGTTGGTCTTTTGGCTAAGAAGATTGTTTCTTGCGAATGCACAGAGTTCTTGCTGAATAAAAAGATCATATCTCTCAATCTATCTAATCTTATTGCTGGTACTAAATTACGCGGCGAGTTTGAGGAAAGATTAGTTAAGACGATGAACGAGATCAAAAACATGGGCAATGTAATCGTGTTTATTGACGAGGTTCACAATGTCATAGGCATGGGTAATGATGCTGGTTCTATGGATGCCGCTAATATTCTCAAGCAGTACTTAACTGCTGATGAGTTAGCTTTTATTGCCGCCACAACTCAAACCGAATACGAGAAATACTTTGTTAAAGATGGTGCAATGAATCGCCGCTTTGAACCCATCTTCGTGTCAGAACCTTCTAAGGAAGAAACTTTTAAAATCTTAAAGTCGCTAAAGGGATTTTATGAGAAGTTTCATATGATTCATTATAGCGATAACGTGATCACCGATATCGTTAATGTTTGCGAAAAGTATATTCCGTCTCGTAGGTTTCCAGACAAGGCTATTGATTTGATGGATCAAGTAGGATCTAAGGTAAAGATCAGATCGTTTTCTCGCCCCAAGGAAATTAAGGACGTTGAGAAATTAATTGTTGAGTTTGAAAAACTGGCCCCAGACGATGTTAAAGAAAATCACCTTACTAACATTATTCATGATTATGAAGCCAAGTATGATACTTGGGTAGAGTCAGTAAAAGGAAAGGTCTTTAAGGCTAAGACTAAAGACGTTTATGAGGCTTTATCCGATAAGATTGGCAAGTTCATCGACAACAAGTCAGACAATGACGGAATCAAAAACATTCTGTCCAATCTAAAAAAGCATGTCTTTGGTCAGGACGAAGCTCTTAAAAAGATTTCTGACTGCGTTCTTAGAAGTTCATTCGGCCTAGCCAAGACAACTAAACCGCTTGGTAACTTTATGTTCATTGGCCCAACTGGATCTGGCAAGACCCACTTGGCAAGAACGTTAGCTAAACAAGGGTTTGGAGACGAGGCTAATCTTTGCGTGATTGATATGTCTGAATTCATGGAGCAGCATTCTGTTTCTAAGCTTATTGGTTCACCTCCAGGTTATGTCGGTCATGGAGAGTCAAGCATTTTATGGTCGCATCTTGATAAGCATCCATCTTCAGTATTCTTATTTGATGAAATTGAAAAGGCGCATCCTGATGTAGTTAATGTTCTTTTGCAAATCATGGATAGCGGTCAACTTACAGACTCTACTGGTAGAAAGATGAGTTTCAAAAATTCTATCATTATTATGACTGGCAATGTTGGGTTCCAAGTCAATGACAATAAAAAGATTGGATTTGGAGCCACACCCAACGAAAAGCCAAGCAAAGAAACTGTAATGGAAAATCTGAAAAGATTTTTTAGACCAGAATTCCTAGCCAGACTTAATGATATTGTTATATTTGATGAACTGAAGAAAGAATCTTTAATTAAAATTGCTGAGACTGAGTTTAGTTTGATCAAGGACTCTTTAAAACAAAACGAAACATCTATTTCTTATTCCGCTGATTTGATTGACTTTATTATTAATAATACAAAAGACAGCAATACTGGCGCCAGAAAGATTATCTTTTTCATCGAAAACGAACTAAAAACCAAGATAGTTGATATTCTATCAATTAATAATTATAATCAAATTAGAGTATCAGTTAAAAATAATCAAATTCATATCGATGGAAAGACAAAGAAATCTTTTGCGACATGCGGTAAAAGATAATACTATTTTACCCATAGAGCATGAAATGCTCTGCTTCGTTTGCGAAAGAATAGAGAGGGATGGCAAAGTAAAGGTTTCGTATAAAGAAAAGGTCGATGCCCAACCTTTATATGACTCGTATCTTATCGTGGCTAACGATAAGCCATATTTATTAAAAATAAATCTTTCTCCAGACCTGCCAAACTTCTGGAAAGAACTATGCTCAAATAACTTTGAGTTCCATCCTAAGATAGTTTCTTATTCAAAAGAAGAGGACGAGTATAAATATATTTGTTATGAAATGCCCAAAGGAATGTTTGCGTCTGATATATCTAATTATATTTTAGCTCCCAAGTTAAATCTTCAAAGAAAGTTTGCGTCGTCTTTAAAAAAGATGCATTCAGTAAAGTTAAAAGACGTTGATTGCACAGCAGATATATTAAATAGTATGTTGCCAATTGAGTCTTCGATGATATGGAATAAATATCCTACAGTTGAGCTTTTTTCTGAAGTTAAGGTCGCCTTTGCTCAAGCTTATAAACCTTCTACAGATAGATTAGGTCTTTGCCATTTTAATTTAACTGGTGACAGTATAATTGATACCGTTGACGAATTTAAATTCATTGATTTTGAATACTCTGCAAATGGTAACTATATAATTGATTTATTACTCGCCAAAGAGACTTTGAACGCATCAGATGCTTCGTTTGATCTTTTTACTCAATTTTACGGTATAAGTAAGGAAGAAATCAAAGATTATCTTGATGCCGCAGATATGTTTAACTTTGCCTACTTCAATTCAAAAATCGTAGCTGAATATATGACCTTTGGATTAAGAGATACAATTAAATTAAAATTATTAATTAATAAAGCAGGGGAGATGTACGAAAGAGTAAAGGATAAGCTTTTTGTTTCAAAAACGCTTGACAAAAATATTACCTACATCTATAATGCTTGGAAATTATGAATAATACACGTTCTAATCGCGCACTTAACACGATTCGTCTCACTAGTGGACGTTTCTTTGGCCTTGAGACCTCTACCGAGGTCATCAATGCTCGTCTTGTCAACTTTGGCTCCTCTTTCCTCACCGTAGAGGACCGCAATACTGGCCGCAATCGTCGATTCGCAAAGAATCAGGTAAAGGCTGTGACCTTTCGAGGATCAAGGTATACAAGCTCCCGATAACAATAACCCCCGAGAAATCGGGGGTTTTTTATTAAATATTTGTGTAAATATAAATATGCCAATCCCAACACCGAAAAAGAACCAAGAAGAGGATGAGTTTATTGCTTCATGCATGTCTTCTGAGACAATGCTGAAAGAATACCCAAATCAAAAACAAAGAGCAGCTATCTGCTATTCTCAGTTCCGTCGTAAAAAGAAAAAGACCGAAGGTTCTATGGACGAAACAAAATGGGATGAAAATGATGTTTCTAAAGTTATCATAGAGTGAGTAAGTAGACAATAATATAGGTAAATCTTAATTCAAATCAACAATGATTGATTTTAAAATAAAAATTTCCAGTTTAGATTGTATTCCATTGCAAAATGAATTTTCTAATGTTGTGCAAACGATTCATTGGCAAATTAAAGCGTCTGAACTTAAAAACTTCGAAGATCCTGATCTTGGCTATTACACCGCCATAGAGGCAGGAGCAACTCAAATTGATCCTATATCTCCTTCTGGAACATTTATCCCATTTGATTTACTCAATACTGGAATAGTTTTTAATTGGCTAGAAGCAAAATTAAATATTTCTGGAGTTGGTGGCATTTATTCTGGCCTTTCGGATCGAATAGAAAAACAAAAAAATCCTTCAATTATTCGTAAACAAATTGGCGTTACTGGATACGAAGCAATTAGTTAATATATAAAAAATTTAAACTACCATGATTACTTATAGATGGGAATTCCCCGCTTTAGACTGCGCTCCACTTGAGAGTGGATTAGCTGATGTAATTAAAACAATTCACTGGAGAATCACTGCCATTGAGCCAAAGAATACCGGAGAACTCGCTAGTGGCGAATCTCCCGAATATTATTTCGCTTCCAGCATTGGCACTGTATCTCTTGATCCCGTAACCGACTCTGGAGCCTTCGTTGCATTTGATGCAGTTACTACTGGAATGGCCGCAGAATGGGTCTCTTCAAAGATTAATGTAACTGGCGAATTTGGCCTTCAGTCTGGCCTTGTCGCAGAGATTGAGCGTCAAAAGAATCCTCCAATTGTCCGTAAACAAATTGGTGTTTCTGGTTCATTCCCTGTTTAATACAAAATCTAAATAGACTTTAAAGGCGCACTTTAGTGCGCCTTTTTTGTTTATTTAAGTTTAATTTTATAGCTGTTAGTTTATAATTTTGACTAACATGCGCCTTAACTTTTATAAACCCAATAAGTCAAATACAGGAACTGCTCTTTCTTTCAATGTTGCGCCTCCAAAGGATCAAACAAAAGGCGAGACCCCAGATCTTTATGTAAGTTTCGTGAAGCAAGCTGGATGGAATGACGAGACAAAGAAGGGGTCTTTTTCCGAGAACGCTAAAAATCCAGAGAAGACTGCGGCGTTGAAACTTAATCAAGTTGAGGCTGCGTCAATGATTCGTGCAGTAAGAGAGTCTGCAAAGTTCTCCACTGTTCATGCTTATCAAGGATCTACTACATCAATCATGTTCGGCCCTTACGTTAAGAAGAGTGGCGATAATGCATTTTCTTTTTCTATTAAAAAGGGCGAACAGTCTTTTCTTATTGGCTTTGAACTTGGAGAAGCTGAACTCGTAGCTCAGTATCTGGAAAATTATCTTCGCAAAAGCTTCGAAGTTTCAGAATGAAAAAGACCGTAGTTTTCCACAGTAATCATAGCCGAATCTTTACTGGATTCGGTAAGAATATGAAAAATATTCTCAGGTATCTTTATAGAACTGGGAAATATAACTTAATTGAATTCGCTAACACCAGAGAAAAAGAAGCTCCAGAGCTTGAAACTCTACCGTGGAAAGCTGTTGGAACACTACCAGAATCTTCAAAGCTTCAAGAATTTTCCTCTGATCAGGGTAAACTTAGAACCGCTACCTATGGATTGATGGAGATAGATTCTCTCATCAAAGAGTTCCGACCTGATTTTTATATTGGCATAGAAGACATTTGGGCGTTGTCACCATTGGTTGAAAAGAAATGGTGGAATAAAAATTGCATGATTTGGACTACTTTAGATTCTTTGCCGCTCTATCAAGATGCGGTGAAAATCATTCCAAAGGTTAATCATTATTATGCTTGGGCCTCTTTCGCATCAAAAGAGGTTGAGCGTCTAGGTTATCCAGCAGGATCTATTAAAACATTAAGAGGTGCAACTGAAACATCGTCGTTTTATAGACTGCCAGATGAAGCTAGAAAAGCTTTAAGGTCAGAGTTTAAACTGACAGATGAATTCATTATTGGTTTCGTTTTCAGAAATCAATTGAGAAAAAGCGTCCCTAATCTCTTGCAGGGGTTCAAGCTCTTTAAGGAAAAAAATCCAAAATCAAAAGCCAAGTTGCTATTGCACACCCATTGGTCTGAAGGCTGGGATATTCAAAAACTCATAAAGGACAATGGTTTAAAAAATGAGGATATTTTAACAACGTATTTTTGCAAAAAGTGCAAACAGTTTGAAATCAAGCCATTCGAAGGGCAAAAGATCTCTTGCAAATTTTGTGGAGGTAAAGATACCGTAGAAACTACGAATGTAACTAATGGCGTAAGCGAAGCCCAACTTAATGAAGTTTATAATTTGATGGACGTTTACTGCCACCCATTCACAAGTGGTGGTCAAGAGATTCCAGTCACTGAAGCGAAGCTAACTGAATTAATTACTTTGGTAACAAATTATTCATGCGGAGAAGATTTCTGCACTGAAGAAAGCGGCGGCTTGGCTCTTAATTGGAAACCCTACTACGAACCAGGAACTAATTTCATTAAAGCTACAACCTTGCCAGAATCAATTTGCGAAAAGCTGGAAAGAGTTTATAAGATGCCAGCTTCCAAAAGAAAGGATATGGGCAAAACTGCAAGACAGTTTGTTCTGGATAATCTATCAGCGGAGGTCATAGGCAAGAAGCTGGAAGAGATTATTGATAATGCCCCAAGCGTTGAATGGAATTATAATTCAGAATTCCAACAGAGAAACGCTAATTATAATCCACCCGAAATCGAATCAGATACAGACTGGCTCATAAATATATATAAAAACATATTGCTTATGACAGTGGATGCCAATGATGACGGTGTGAAAGGCTGGCTTGATCAAATTAAAAATGGAAGAACTAGAGATCAAGTGCTTGAGTATTTTAAAAAGGTCGCCATTAAGGAGAATAATGAAAACGCTAAAGTTGAATTTTCCGACTTACTTGATAAAGACGACAAAGGTAAAAGAATATTATTTGTGATGCCGCAAAGTGCAGGAGACGTTTTCATGTCAACCTCATTGCTGCCATCAATTAAAAAACTTTATCCAGACTATAATATTTATTTTGCCACCAAGCAAGAATATTTCGACATCCTAGACTTTAATCCATTTGTCCATAAGAAACTTGTTTTTAATTCTTTCATGGAAAATCTTTTGACTATGGAAGGTCACGCCAATGGAGACGGATATTTCGATATCGCTTACTTACCTTACATCGGAACTCAAAAGATATTTGATTATCAACATAACGGCAAGGACGTAATAGAACTTAACACAAGAAACTAAAATGCATTTATTAGACAGGTACGCTCTTTCATGCGGGGTAAAAATAACAAAGCCGTTTATTTTTGAGGCTTATTATCCAATCCCACTGGATAAATACATAGTGTTTCAAACCAGCGGCAAAGGAAACTCTCGGCAATATGACTATTGGCCTAAAGTCTTTGCTTTTATTAAGGAATACGCTCCTGAATATAAAATCGTTCATGTGGGATTGCCAGAGGATCAATCTGTGGCAAATGTAGACTTAGACATAAGAGGCAAGACAAACATCAAACAACTTGCGTTTGTGATTAAAAATTCGTCTCTTTATCTTGGAGTTGATAGCTTGTCTGCGCATTTTGCTGGATTTTTTGATCGAAAAATGGTAACTCTTTATTCTTACTGCTACGCTCAAAACTGTTATCCAATTTGGGGCAGCGAGGAAAACAAATCTTTGATTGAAGTTGATTGGGAGAAACATGGCAAACCATCTTTCTCTTTGAAGGAAAAAGATAAAAAGATAAATACGATCATGCCAGAAGCGATAGCAAAAGCTGCACTGGATAAGCTAGGAGTTATTAATGACTTAGAAAAAGTAAAAACTCTTTTTATTGGTGACAGTTATCACACTCCAGTTATAGAAATCATTCCAAATGGTGGGCCGCTGCCAGCAGTGATCAAAGATAAGATTTGCAATATTAGAATGGATTTATTTTTTAATGAAAAATTCATCCCATCGTTAGCTACTGTTTGCTTTTTAAATTTAATTACTGATCAAGAAATTTCTCTTGACATCATCAGCAAGATAAAAACAAAAATCGCTGCGCTCACAATCATCGCTTCAGACAAGATTTCCGTTTCTTACCTAGAAGAAATCAAATCTTTGGGTATTAAATTAATTTTAATTGCAGAAGATAATCAAGATTGGGGACGGCTTGCTGAAAAATTCTTTGACTTTGGGCTTGACAAAGAAGATTTTTTTGGTAAAAAGGATATAGAAAACTCAGATCAGGTAAATGAAGACTGCATTTTCTCATCAGAAAAAATTGTTATTTCGGATGGAAAAATTTACGCTTCAAAACTATCATGGAAAAATGATCAACCAAAGGTTGACAGATATTCAAAAGTAGTTGATCATCCTGACTTCTGGGAAGAGGCAGAACACTTCTATATTCTTAAAGATGAGCGAAACACCAAAAATCGACAGGCCATCAGTTCGTGATGAACGCGGACTTATCAACAATGTAAACTACATCTTTAATAAAGATGGTACAGTAAATTGGCGCGCAATGGTCAACCCTACGCACCTTTACCCAAATAAAGATTGGTTCAATCGTAGAAACCAACCTGTTCCAGAGACAGGCGATGGTCTTCGCGACGAACAGCTTCTGATTAAGCTGGGGGGAATCAAGGAGGTCGCAAAGCTTCGTGGCTATTCTCGCGTTCAATTCCAGTTTCCAAAGCTGGAGCGTGATTATGTCGTAGCTTCATGTTCTATTGATTGGATCAATAATTTCGAAACTAATGTTAATAGCTCAGAAGATGAATGGACTACGATTTCGTCTATGGATGTTGCAAATGCAACTTTTGAAAATACAGATGGCTTTGGGCAAAAGTTTCTTGAGACTATTGCGGCAAACCGTTCCTTTGTTCGCACAGTAAGAAATTATCTTGGAATTCATATCGTTGGTGAAGATGAAATTGCCAAAGGCAATGGAGCCAAAGCCTCCGCTCTAACTGTAGATGGATCTGCTGATGTTTCTCCGCAAGGAATTCTTAGCAAAAAATTTGCTGAAACTGGAGGCGAATTCTCAGACTTCAAAAAGTGGCTTCGTGAACTTTGGAAAGACGAATCTTATCGAAATGAAGATGCAGCCAATTGGAAGTCTTGGTCAGATATCCCTTCGAAAGAAGCTCGCGCACTTCTTAAATTCATTAAATAATGGTTAAGAGAATAATGGATATCAAGGAACTCCGCTCCATCTTAACTGAGATGGAGCAGGGTGATCTTCTGCAAAAGGTTCTTAAAAAGCAGCGTCATGTTGCTGGGGATTGGAACATCGATCATCTGAAAGATCAGATATATCAGATCCTTTTATCTTTCAAGGAAAATGCTGTTGTCTTTGTTCATTTTGAAAATGACAAACCTACATCTATTTTTGTAGGTATAATTACCCAAGATTGGGCTTGCGGTAAAATGGGTCTAAATGAAATCATTTGGGTCTCAACTAGCAAGTCAGGCATTGGAGGCTTCAGAGTAATTGAAGCTGTTGAAAAACATATCGTTGCAAAAGGTATTGACTTTTTGTCGTGCCATTATATGTCTAATGGCGGTGATCCAAGAATCCAAATGTTTTATATGAACAACGGATTTAGTTTGGATACACTAACTTTTGTTAAGCGTTACAAATAATTCTAGCCAGAAATTTTCTTTCATGGCTGATTGTGGTTTTCATGTAAAACCATTTACCCTATTTTACTTTTTATGAAAAAATTAATGACAGTAAAGAAGAGAAGCGGAGAAATTGAGAAGTTCGACGCCGATAAAATCAATAAAGTTCTTGAATGGGCTTGCACTGGCATCAACGATACCTCTTTTGAGGAAGTTGCTATGAATGCAAACCTTTCTTTCTTTGATGGAATCTCATCTAGAGATATCCACAACACATTGATTGAAGCTGCTGCTGGATTAATTTCTGAAGAAAAGCCTCAGTATCAATATGTTGCTTCTCGTCTTTTAAATTATCAATTACGCAAAGAAGTTTGGGGCGGCAAAAATGCCCCCAAGCTTATTGATTTCGTAAAAGATAATATTAAAAATAAAGTTTATGATCCCGCCATTCTTGAATGGTATGATGAGCGTGAGTTTCATAAGTTCGATGAATGCCTTCGTCATGATCGTGATTTTATTTTTACATACGCTGGCATTAAGCAGCTTTGTGAAAAGTATCTAGTTCAGAACAGAACTACCAAGAAGCTATACGAAACCCCGCAATTCGCCTATATGCTTATTGCAATGACCTTGTTCAAGGATTATAAGGGTGATCGGACTAATTATATCAAGAAGGCTTACAATTATTTTAGCCAACATAAGATTAATCTTCCCACGCCAATCATGGCTGGAGTTAGAACAACTCTAAAGTCTTATGCTTCTTGTGCCTTGTTCAGCGTAGATGATTCGTTGGATTCTATCTTCGCTAATAATAGCGCCATTGGTTTTGCTACTGCAAATCGTTATGGCATCGGTATTAACGCAAGTCGTCTTCGCGCCGTCAATGCGCCAGTTAAGGGTGGCATGGTTAGTCATACTGGACCAGTTCCATTCCTTAAGATGTTTGAGTCTACCGTGAAGTCTTGCCATCAGAACGGCATTCGTGGTGGCTCGGCAACAGTGAATATGGCTTGGTTCCATCATGATATTGAAGACATTCTTGTTCTAAAGAATAACGCTGGCACTGATGATAACCGAGTTCGTAAGCTTGATTACTGCATTGGGTTTGATCGTACATTTTATGATCGTCTAATTAAAAACGAAAGCATCACTCTTTTCTCTTATCATGAGGTTCCAGAACTTTGGAATAGCTTTGGTATGCCCGAGTTTAAAGAGCTTTACGAAGCGGCAGAAAAGAATAAGTCTCTCAAGTTTAAAAAGATAGTAAATGCTCGCGATCTGTTCTTCTTGTTCTCTAAGGAGCGTGTAGAAACTGGCCGCATTTATTTGATGAATGTTGACCATGCAAATTCACATGGCTCTTGGAATGCCCAAGTAGATACCAGCAATCTTTGCCTTGAGGTTAATCATCCGCTCAAGCCAATCAAAGATTTGAATGATCCTAATGGAGAAATCGGCGTTTGTATTTTATCTGCCGTTAATCTTCTTGAAGTAGTTAAGGATGAGATGGAATCTGTATGCGAAATTATTGTTCGTATGCTTGACGCCCTAATCGATCATCAAAATTATTTCGTTCCTGCCGCTGCTAATTTTGCCAAGAATCGTCGCAGTCTTGGAGTTGGCGTCAGTAATCTCGCTGGCTATCTTGCTAATATTGGAGTTAAGTATACCGATAAGAATGCTGCCAACAAAGCTGCCGCTATCATGGAACTTGTGAGTTATAATCTCATCAAGGCTTCAGTTAAGATGGCTCAAGAAAAGGGTCCATGCGCTTTGTTCTCTGAAACAAAGTTCTCAAAGGGCGTTCTGCCAATTGACACTTATTGCAAGAATATTGATGAGTTCGTTACTGAAAAGCTTCATTGCGATTGGGAAGATCTGCGAAAGGAAATCAAAGCTCACGGTATGCGTCACAGCACTTTGACTGCTTTGATGCCTGTCGAATCTAGTTCTGTAATTCAATCATCAACTAATGGCATTGAGCCTCCACGCTCATTGATTTCTTATAAGCGTTCAAAGGCTGGTGTTATTCCTGTTGTTGTTCCTCATATCAAAAATAACAAGGATAATTATACTCTTGCATTTGAAATGCCGAACAATCAAGGATATTTAAAAGTAGTTGCTGCTCTTCAAAAGTTTGTTGACATGAGCATTTCAACTAACCTTTATTACAACGCCACTCGCTATCCAAATAAAATTCCAAGCCAAGGAGAACTTGTTGGAGACTTAATGTTGGCTTATAAGTATGGTATTAAAAATCTTTACTACACAAATACGTTTGACGGCGACACGCAGACCGCATTACATACGAAACAAGAAGTTAAACAAGAAGTAAAAATCGAAGAACCGCAAGATGACACCCAAGGCTGCGCGGGTGGAGCTTGCACCCTATAAAAATGAAAACCGTACTTAACACTGTAAACGTGGACTCACTTAAACAACCGCTCTTCCTTGGCGAAGACTTGGCGATTCAAAGGTATGATCGCTTAAAGTATCCCAAGTTCTATGATCTTTATGATCAACAGATTAATTTCTTCTGGCGACCACAAGAAGTTAATCTTACAAAGGATGCGGCTGATTACAAGAACCTTTCTCCAGAAGAGAAGTTTGTTTTCGACAGCAATCTGCGCTTCCAAACTATGACAGATTCAATGCTATCCCGTAGCATTAACTCTCTTTCTGATTACGTCAGCAATCCAGAACTTGAGATCTGCATGAATGTTTGGTCATTCTTTGAAACTATTCACAGCAATAGTTATACATATATCTTGCAGAACGTTCATCCTGACGCCACAAAGTTCTTCGACTCTATTTTGGATGATAAGGAGATCGTCAAGAGGGCGCAGTTTATCTCCAATAAATACGACGCTTTGCTTAATACCAAGAGCAATGATCCAAGGCAGCAAATCTTCGATGCGCTTCTTTCAACCCAGATCACCGAAGGGGTAACCTTTTATGTTTCATTCGCTTGCTCATTTTACTTTGGGTATCGCGGAAAGATGGAAGGGAACGCTAAAATTATTAATTTAATTTCGCGTGATGAAAATCTTCACGTTGCGATCACTCAGAACATCATGAAGATTCTTCGTGATCAGCCAAAGGAAGGCTTCCAAGATATCTTTAAAAAGAATGAAGATCGTATCTATGAAGCTTATCGTATGGCCGTAGATGCAGAAAAAGACTGGGCCGATTACTTGTTCTCAAAGGGAAGCTTGATCGGTCTTACTGCTGATTCCCTCAAACATTATGTTGAATGGCTTGCTGATAATCGCCTTACTTCAATGGGATACAAGAAGCTTTACAACGCTAAAGGTAATCCTATTGCTGGATGGTTGGACAGCTTCTATGACAGCAAGAAGATTCAAGTTGCTCCACAAGAGACTGAAATCTCTTCTTATGTAAAAGGCGTAGACAGTAAGATTGACGAATCCGTATTCGATATTAAGTTTTAAACGCTCAGGACACTTCCTCTTGGATCTGTCCAACCGTTTTCATCGTTAATAAGAGTTACGCGCTCATCTTTTCTAAGGATGGAGATCAATTCTCCATCCTTATATTTTATATAGATTAAGTGCTGGCCCTTGTTAATAAAGGTATAAGTTAAGTTTGTTGGAACTGAACTTGGCAAGATTACCGTTGAGTTGCTTTGAGTATCGAATACAATTATTCTTCTGCCTAAGTCATTTTCAGTAACATAATATGGACTTTCTATACGAACAACTTTGCCATTTGTGCCAATTGTCGTAACACCATTATATTGAAATACTGTATTTAATGCCGCATCTCCAGCGCCAATTGCAGTCCAGTTTACAGATTGCCCAAGACTTACAATTTTATAATTGTAATTCTTTGTCATATCATCTGGGTCTATCTGGATTGTTTCTTCATCAGCGCCGCCATCAAGCGTAACTCTTGTATGTAGTACGCCAGCAATTTCTTTTGGAGATGGCTTTAGGAAGCCACTTACAACATTTGAAATTGGGCCGTAGCCGAAATCATCTTTTGCAAGCAATCTAAAATAATACCAATTTCCTGTTTCTGGAGATTCTAATCCATCTAATTCGTCAACCGAAAACGAATTAACATATGATCTTGTGTTTTGCAATTGAATATTTTTAAAGAATGTCTTTGACTTGCCAGCCTGAGAGGTCAAATCGACATCAAAAACTCTTTTTACTTTACCATTTGACCCCGCTGGAGTTGTCCCATTGTAAATAAATTCAACTCCAAGTTCTGCTATTGGCGCTCCCATTGCAGTCCAGTTTACTGTTGCGCCTAAACTTGTTATTTCATAAGTTTGGCCTAATGTCATGGATTGACCATTAACGATAGTTATAATATCTGGATAACCTACTCCAGTATATAATTCTACAGATAGAACATCTTTGTTTGAAGCCGCTGAATAACAATTAAATTCTATTCTACCATCAGCTACTTTTTCTGGGAAGATAGTAAAAGCTAATCCAGAAAAGCCAGTTTGATTAGATGGAATTGTTGATAAGTCAGATATACCTAATATATTACCTTTTGTTTTTGGTATAATTCTGCCTTCAGTTTGACCAAAAGCTTGATAATGTTCTTTACCAAAGCTCTCTGGCGTTGCATTTTTATCTCTCTTTAAAACATCGTCATAATAATAATTAGTTAGATCTTCATAAGAAAAGACATAGGCGGCATAATCATTATCAGTTCCAACTCCCTTTTTGTTAATGGTTATGCCGTTATCAACAACAGATCCATTGCCAGCCAATCCTTTAGCATAAGCGAAAGCAGCTACAATATCTTCATAGATGGGAATTCTTGTTTCATCTTCGCTTCTGAGTAATGCTCCGTTTGAATAATTTCTTAAACCAGAACCAGTTACAATACCATCAGTTCCACTATTCCAAACCGCTGTTCTTGCAAATGTTTGATTGCCATATATCCCTGTCAGTATATAGTAAGGTGAATTTTGGAAGCAATCTACAACTTCAATATCAGAATACTCTGGCGGAATGTTGTACGCATTATAGGTTCCAGTAAAAGTTTTATTATTTATATCTGTCACTTCAACTCTTAAACCAAAGTTTCTTGAATCTTCAACAGTTTCCCAATTGCTGTCTTCTCTATTTATAAACTTTTTATTATCATTGATATCTATCTTATAAGAAAAGCCCTGATAATTTTGTTCTTGATGTAAAACATTTCCGCCAATATCTAGAACAGAAATCTTTACTTTTGGCGTAAAATTCAAGAAAGGATTTTTACGCATAGACTCGACTGAATTAATAACTCCTCCAGTTGGGTCCATATAAGCCCATCTGAAAACTAAATCCCTTGAAGTAAAGTTACCATTTCCTGCTCCAACATGAGTTGTGCCATTATGAGAAACGGAATACTTAAGACTATCAGTATCTGCTGTTTCAACGTACATTCCGCTTACGAAAACAGATTGCATAGTTTGCCCACCAACAGATAAACTTGCTGGTGGCAACACTTGGATTGATGCTCCTAAGTTATCTTCAGATAAGAATTTATAAGGGGATGGGCCTTGAGAATAAATATTAATATCATATTGGCCCCAATTATCATTAACGGCTGCTTGAATATATTTTTGAGCAGCGCCAGATTCTACAAATAACGCCTCAGTTAAAGATGAGACACTTGAAGAAGAATAGTCTGGTCTGCTAAGATATATTTTATATCCAGTGATCGGAGTTGTTGTAACAGGCGACCAAGTTGCATAAATGCCAGTTGGTTTATTGCTTCCATTCAAAAGCGTGCCAATGGATAATAATGTTGATGGGGCATCTGGCTTCAAAACAACATCATAAACAGATTTAACATATAAATCTGGCGATGTATCGATCATATCCTTCTCAATGAAGTCTTCTTTATTCTTTATATATTCAATACCCATTACAGAGTATTGATTTGCCTCTTCCTCTTTTGTCGATATTGTTTTATATAGCTTTGGTTCAACTCCAGATCCGCTTAACACATAAAGGCTTCCCTCATTTATTAAATCAAGATTTTTTGGTAAAGTATCTACTGATAAAGAATAAAATCCTTTTTCATATCCAGTTCCATAAACTAGACCGCTATATCCGACTCCATTTGAAGAAGCTAATGTTTTAACATCGCTTTGACCTAAAGTTCCACCACCTACATAAGCCTCTATACCTAGAGACTTTAATGCGTTAGCGACATGAGTTGAAGTCAATGCGGTTGTAACTGGAACTTTATCTGATCCGAAAAAGTTCTTTGGAAACGCTATTGTAGAATACCCAAAGTTAGCTCCAAGCGCCCACTTTGTTCTCGTCGCATCTGCCGATAAATAATCATTAGTAAAAGTATCGCTTGAATAATGGTTTACTCTGCATGTGTAAACTACATCATCCTTTTTAACAATATTACCTACTTCGTAATATCTATTGCTTGTCCAGTTTTCGTAAAACGATTCCCTTCTGTTTCCTATGTCAGCCTGAAGGAAAGTATAATAAGGTCTTAATTTACTTAAAGCTAGTAAGTCTCTATATCTAAATTTTAATCTACCGTAATCGTTCATTCCCTTGGAAGCTCTTTCAATTATTCTGCTTCCACCTTTTATAAATGCGGCAGTGTAGCCAAAAGATGTAGTTGTTGAACTTACATCTTTGCCTATTTTAAATACCTCCGTTGCCGCATAATTATTCCAGTTAGAATTTGGTACAAAACTATTAGAGATTTTCGCTCCATTAGACACCACTGTTATTACGCCATCTGCATTGGCTGCACTAAATGCAGAACCAGACCATATATCATTGAGGTCGTCTACTTCTGTAGATTGCTGGTGAACTCCAAGAGTATTAAAAAATGATACCTTAATTTTATTTGTAGTTACGGTCTGAACTTGAACATTATTAACCGAAATTGTAGATGGAGTAGATATACCATAAGACAATAAACACTCCCAATTAGTTTCGTTTGCTATCAATTGACCAGTACCAGCGGTTCCAGAAACATCAAATTCAATTTTAAGATCATTTAAAACGCCAGACAAGCTTGAGAATTTTGCAACATCCCAACGAGGATTTCCCTCTATAACTGTATTTTGTGGGAATGTATATACCAAGCCAGTCAATTCGCTCTCTCCAGTAATTTGATTGGAACCTGAAACTCTTCCCTCTTCAACGTAAACGTCAATGACTCCTGACTTTAAAAGAAAATCTCCTGTTACAGTTAATAATGCTCCATATGAATTGCCGACTTCTTCTTCTACAGTATGAATATTAAATTTTCTTACCTGAGATTGTCTTCTTGCGCGAATAGTTTCTATGTTGCCAGTGAAGCCTCCATTGCTTCCAGTCATTGAATTTAAATCTGAAACTGCAAAATTTCCAGATGGAACGTGCAAGAAAATACCAGAAGATAATCCTTGAGCAAACTCACTATCAATTCTAATTTGATTTGCTACTTCATCGACATTCAATACTCTTCCAAATGTTCTCGCAACATTTTTAACTTCGTCGCTAACTCCAAATACATCACCAGGTTGCAGATAAGCCGCATTTAATCCAGCGGTAAACGCAACGGTATCAGCTTCAAACATTGAAGAATAAAGAACATATCGCCCTATTCTTCTAGCTTCTGATCTTGATGTGCATCCAGCCGCATTAATTTTAAATGGATTGAGTCCAAACTTTTTAATGCCATCGACATCTTCGATGAACTCTATTTTTGTTTTATAGCCGTCGTATTTATCATTATATACAACTTCGACACTCGTATGTCTTGTATTTTTAGCCGTCTCACTATAATTGAAAGCTCCATCAAGCACATCGGCATTTCCAAAAAACATTACAGGATCTTTTGGCCTATCGGCAAAGAATGAGAATCCTTCTGTATTCCAATAAGTTATGCCTTTAAAAATTGCGCTTATGTCTTTTATTACCTTATAAGCTTCGTCCTTATTGTAGAAAATGATATTACATGTATATCTTGGCTCAAGACCGCCTTTGCCATCTGGCACTCCTTGGAATCTGCCTTTATCATCTACTGCGTCGCAGTATCTACCAACATCATAAAGAGTCCATTTATCTATGGAAGATTGATCAATATGATTTCCTAAACCATAGTTTGCGTTAGTGAGAATATCATAAAGAATCCAAGCTGGATTATCTGTCCATGCAATTTTAAATGTTCCATCCCAATCTCCATAATAGATTCTATTGTTGTCGTAAAACTGCTCGTCGAAAAATTGCTGCAATTCAATATCCGATTTGTGCATCATATTGAATTTACCGCCACCAGTATCAATCGCGAATTCTCTTAAAGTATTTGTGTTAGAGTCTTGTGCGTCAGAGAATAAAAAGTAAAACTGAATGGCGTTTTCTCTGGCAAAATTAAGCATAGTATTATAACCAGAAATAACTTGATCTGGATTTGTGCCAGATATATATATAACTTTTCTTACAGTATTGTTCCAGATTGTTTTTAAAACCTTCTCTTCTGAAACAACTCCCGCCTCATCAGAAAGACCAAATTGGCTTCTTCTTAAAAAGAAAGATGCAATAACGGCATCGTTTACTAAACTTTCATTTATGCTAATTTTGTTGGCGTCATCAAGAGCAGCATTTAATTTTGTATAAAGATTTGTATTATTATTTCCAGATGAATCTGGCGTCTCAACCTCAAAAAATTCATATGTTTCGTAATGGGTGAAATTAGTTATAGTTTCACCAGTTTTTTGATTTATTACTGTATTTTTATCCGCTGATGTTTGCCATATCGATGCTCTGATATAAGTATATCCAGAACAAAGTTTACCCAACATCTCTTTTAAATTTCTTTTAATCAGCCTTCTATTTGCTAAATTTAAGTTCTGATCAATAACAAATACCAAATCTAAATTATTGGGATCGCCATCATAATTCGGATTTGAATATACATATCTTCTGTCTAATCCATTACCGCCAATACCAAAATAATTTGAAGGTACTTTTACCTTCTTCATCTTAACATCGAATTTCTTTTCTGGAATATTCGAAAATGTTCTTGAATCAATTTTTAATCCAACGTGAGCAGTCAATGGATATGAAAATGATCTGTCTACAACTTCAATTATACCTTCAACGCTAACATCTTTAGACACTAATGGAGATATTGTTTCTGGGGTTAATTTCTCAATCGATATAAATCTATCTTTCCCATCAACAGATGGCGGCAATACAATCTCGCCAATCTTTGTTGACTGATTTGTCAAATCAACTGTGGGATCAGAGTTGCTGCCTTCACCTGGGTCTTCTGCTCCCTTGGCAAATCTATTTGGATTTAAAATTTTCATCATTTATTATAAATTAAGATGCCGTTATATTAAAATATCTTACGTCATCAGTTGAATTCGCGACAGCTAATCTTACAGTTCCTTTTGGCGAAAAGCCGTCTAAATAAACAGAATGTCTACCAACCGCCATTAAAGAAGTAATTGAAGACGGTATATTAAAAGCAAACTGACCGTCACTTTGAATTTCTGTAGCAGCCGCTAAAACTTGTTTGCTCGGAAAAGATGTTGTTGTGCCATCTATATCTATTTGGGCAGTTATCCCCAAAACAGGTTTAATTATATTAGAATTGGCGCTACTTAATAAATATGTAGCTTGCCCTTTTAAAACTATTGTTGCCCCTCTAGCAAATGTAGATGTTTCTACGTTACTTGTATTATATATGCCAGTAAATGTTTTAACAGTTCCAGCGCCATAACCAGGTAAACTAAATCCCCAAACTATTCTGTCTGGCGACGACGGAACATAATCAGCAAAGCTTCTATTTTTTAAATAATAAATGACTCCAAGAGCCGAAGTATTATTTCTTGGATTTATTTTAGAAGCTAATATCTCCTCTTGTGTTTTTAATATTGGCATTTTATTAAACGTATTGACCTATTGTTGGAGCTTGTGGCAGTCTAGATAACCAATCAGCATCGCTTCCAATTGATGATGGCAATGATCTTGTAGCAGATGCAGAAGCTGAAGATGTTGTTCCTCCGATTGGTCCCATACCTCCAACCGAAGAAGATCTTCCCAAATCGGTCACCCAAGGAGCAGAATAGGTTTCTTCATTTTCTCCTAACATATAAGCAAATGGGCTTGTTGCACTTCCCCATATTGTAACATCTTGGCAAGTTACTATATTAGAACTTTCTAAACCATGCTTTATTCTTAAAGTAATTGATGTTTGTGCAATCGTGCCAATACTTCCAGCTTTACCTTTTTCGCCTATATCTACAGTGTCATTTAATTTTTCTACTAAAAGACTTATTTTAACTTTTGAAACATCTCGGTTTCTTATCTTATGAATAAATACAAATGGATCTTTGTCTTCACTAGGCCAGTCGCCTTTTGGCGCTCTTCCCCAACGAACAAAGTCTCTTACTTGGTCTGGATTTGGGCCTGTTTTTACATCTGGGTTTTGACCACTAGCGTATGAATTTTTAATTGGACCTAATAATTTAAAATTAACGGCTTTCGGTATACTTACATATTTAAAACTTGGAAGTGGTTTTTGATTCTCTGTACCTAGATTAATCTCCATCAATATGTTTCTATAGTTATATTCACCCTTTGAATTCATTACCGCATTTCCATTTAAATAAATTCCTTTCAACATATCCAAGCCATAAACCTTTTTGCCGAATTGATCTACCAAGCCATAGATCGGGCCTTCGCATATAATATCAATGCTTTCGGCAATAGATATAGATTTGTTTAACTTCTGGTCTTTGGGCGGAATCAAAGCAGGAATTTGTGATTCGTCATCTTTTGCGCCTTTGCCGAATCTATATGAATTCAATATTTTCATTTTAGATTGAGTTTACCTGCGGTGGAAGTGCTATGCCAACAGTTCCATTAAATTTAGTTTCTGTTGGGAGGAATTTAATATTAACCTTTACAGGCGATGTGTTTAAAGTTACTCTATCAAGTTTGACATTGCATTTATATTTTACCTGATAGAACGATAAACCTTCGTCAACCTTATCTATATCTGTTGGTCTGTCAGCGACAAATCTAATAATTCTATTTGAATTGGCGGATTTACCTTCGTAATAACTGAAAGTATCCTCGTAAACAAATCCATCTGCGGGAATTGTATAACCACCAGGAGTTGCTATCTTAATAAATACTGAACCAACTACAGGAGAACTTGCTCCTAACTTGCCCCAGTTTACAGTTCCCAATTTAACAATTTTATATTTTTTGCCCGTGACCATACTTGTTGCAGGAATAAGTTGGGTTTTGGACATAAACTTCTGGTTCTTGGGTATAATCAAATCTGTAGATTTTTTATGGAAAAGTGCAGATGATGGTATTGGAGCATAATTTGAATAAGTTCCATCCCAATTACTATCATATTGATAATAAACCGTTATGCCTTCCCCGCCCAGATCATCCTGAAATCTTGCATACATTCTATGATAGCCAACTGTTAATAAAGCTTCTGTTACCAGAGATGGTAAAGCTGCAATCTCGGATTGAGTTGGATTATTGGGATTCGCAAATCCAGAATACATTCCGTGATTGCCGTAGTATGAACTTCCAGTCCAACCATCAATAAAGAAATCAGAAGCGTCATCCGAATCTAATTTAAATCTATATTTAACAACTGGATAAACTTGACCATCTCCAACTACCACCGTAGAATTCTTTTTGAATGTCATACCCGGTACTGGAGCTATTGCCGCGCCATTTTCTCCGGTTAATCCTATACTAGCCCATTGATTAAAAGTACCAACTTTTACTATCTCATACATTACATCTGCTGTAGCATCCATTACGCTAATTAATCTATCTCTCACTAATGGCACATGGAAATAACCTAAAAATTCCATTCCATAGTTATCAACATTTGCATTACTATCGCCGACACTATTTTCATTTATATTTTTAAAATCACCAAGATAAATTTTATCATCAAGATTTTTGGGAGCGCCAAAACGATCAAATCTTTCATTCATATCTCCGCTGGTTTGTGGAGAAGTTGCTATTCTTTGCCATTTAACAACATCCGTAGGAAGAAATCTAGAATTATCAGACAAAGCATAATATAAACTTTCAGTATCTGGAGATGTTACCTGCTGCCAATATGTTGTATTTGTTATACCTCCAACTCCAGTTGGTAATTGATTTGAATTGCCTGCTATCGATTGATAATACTTATCATTAAAAGAAATAAGTTCGCCGCTTACATATGTATAAGTTGAATCCCATATAGCGAATTTAAGATTTTTAAATTGCATTGGACCATATTTAACATATTGATTTTGTTTGTAGCTCGCAAAGAATGAAGCGTCAGTATTTTTAACATTCAAATCTGGGTTGAGCGCGAAATCGGGAGCTTGATAAGATCTATAAACTAATCCAGCATCAAACGAATATGGATTCTCAATTCTTATCTTTGGCTTGCCTCCATCAGCATTCATGTTTGACCATTGATATTCAATGTCTTCGTCAAAAGTAGTTAAGTTTGGATTAGATACTACTTCTCCATCTCTCTTGACTACTACTTCTACTGGCTCAGTAGTTACTTTTGATGTTGCATTTGTAACAATATTAATATAAGAATTTAATATATTTACGGAAGCAAATGAAAGTGGCTCATCCATTCCCATTGCCTGATTAGTATAAAAACTGTCAAGAGTGATACTTGGCGAATCTTCATTCTTATATTCAAGTTCAAGAAAATCATCAATTGGTCTATCAACTGGGGCCATCAAAGTTTTAATGTCAGTCTTTAGAGGATAATGATTAATGCCAAAGCTAATTTGCGAAGACTCTACTAGTAGTCTTCCATATCCAACTGGCACAGCTTGCCCTTGTGATGTGTTTGGCGGTTTTTGTCCGAAGAGATAAGATTTGCCTCCTGCCGCAACTTCTTGATTAAAGTCTGGTTTTGGAGGAGGGAAAAGAAGCGTCATTACGCCTTGAACCAGTAATGCACTTCCGATATAAGCTAAAAATTGAGCACCAGGAATAGGTAAAAATGATGCGGCGATTAATAAAGCGCCTACTACCGTTTGAACAACACCATTGCCGCCAGCCCCCCATACAGCAGGAATTATATGAACTTCTTTAGGAGCTTTTGTTATTAAAAATTCATTTGGGTTTTCTACAACTTGATCGTCAACAACTATTCTATAATGAATATTTTTTGCGGCTAATTTTTTTACTTCATCAAAAAATCCTTTTCTATTGGCATTAATCGCCAAAAAAACTTCTTTGCCAGAATTTATGTGAAATTTAAATTCTGATCCAAATTTGTTTCGCAACTCACCATATAGATAAACATTAGTCATATTTTTGTTTTAATAATTCTATATACTGTTTATTTACATGAGGTTTTCTTGGCACTAAAAGATTAAATGATTCTGTTTTTTTGCTATAAATGACATAAGGAATACAAGAATTCTCGCAATTAAACTTGTCAAACTCTGATTCATTATCGCCTGTCTCTGGATGAGTGTGGTAAATAGCGGCTAATTTACCACTTTTCATATGGCGCAGTATTTCTAATGGATGTATCTCAAACAAATCATTTTGATAAACTGCGATGTTCTTTGCAGGTTCAGTTTTTAATTCTCCATTTTCCACAAATACAAATCCACAAACTTCAAGATTAGATGTTGATGCGTGTTCTACAATTGATTTCATATTATCCGTTTATTGAGTATTCTTCTGTTCCTGGGAATCCACCAAAAGGTAAAGATGCTTCGCGCCCAAATCTTAATTTACATCCACTTAAAGTTTTAGAGCATTGATCTGCCACCCATAATGTTTTATTTAAATAAGGCGCATTGGTTGGCGAACTGGTATGATCTTTAAGGCATATATAAATCTTTTGTAACGGCTCCCAATTTGGAATTGCATTTATATTGTCTTTAGGAATTTTTACGTTATGGTTTTCGACATAAACAAAGTCGCCTACCTTATAATTACTTTTAGTTACCCATCTTCCACGATCAATTGTTACTCCATCTCCAAGAGAGCTTTGATTTAATGACACTGTTCTGCTCAAAGAGATATTAGAACTGAAGTTTTGATTTGCTGCCAACTTGCCAACTTCATCTATGTCGTAATAAAGTCTCGACGCTGGCAATGCTACCCAAGAAGCTGAATCAACAGCGAGAGACATATTAGCTGAATTTGGAGTTTTGTAATATAATGCAAGTCCTTGAGCACCAGTTGATTCCGCATATCTAATTAATAATCTATGATACCCTTCGCTTAAATATTCTACTCTGCCAGACCATTTTGGCTTTGACGCAGGGTCTTGCGGGCCGGGTCCATAATCTTTTACAATGATATTATTATTTAAAATGAACTCTACAGATTCGTCATTATTAACTCCAAATATGTATTCTCCTGCTTGTCCTTTACCAACTTTGAAAAACCCAAGAAACTCAAGATAGAAATTATCTTCGTTATCTACAGATATATTTGACACAACAGATTCTGTTGCTGTTGTTACTGAACTAATGCCAGATATAAAGGTCGCTGTATTTGTTGGCAGTACAAGGCCAGCTTTATCATATCTACGTTTAATTAAGCCGTTTCTAACATCGGTAGGAGAAGATATTTTAACGTCATTTTCATCTGCTATTGGTGGGCCAGAGTACCTGCAACCTATACCTCTGTAATGAAATGAACAATATCTCGCCATTACAATTCTTTTAGGGAAAGTGACATTATCAAGCTCTAACGGCGAAGCTAACTCAAACTCCACAATTGATCTGTTCTCAGAAGATTTTCTTAAGATATAAAATACCTGATCTTCCAAACCTGCACTTGGATCAGCAGATCCATAAGGATGAACTGACCCAGAAAAGTTTTTGTTATCTAAAAATTTGACGAAAGTTCTTTTTCTAACTATCTTGGCACCAATAAGGTTATCATATCGACGAATCAAGTTCGACATGAAAAAGTCTTGGTTTGATACCATTAACTTTGGTCTAGGTAAAGAACCATCCCCCTTTGATTCGAAACCAGAACTCTGTATGGGAAATGGAGAATATTCCTGACCTTGCCACCAAACTGAGCCATTTATGCCGTTTGTGCCACCATGAATGTAGAGTTTTTCGTCTGGTCTATTAACATAATCATAATAAATCACGAAGAATTCAAGCAAGGCCGTAGGCTCAAGCGAAAAAAGCTCCGCATTTACTTTATGATTAGATTCCCTTGACATTTCCTTTTACCTCAGATTATATTTACACTCATGGACATTAAAAACAAAATAAAAATAGATTCGTTTGAAATACATAAAATGTCCAAGTTAGATAAGAACGCAGTATTGAAAATAGCATTAAAGGCCCACCTTAATCATAAAGTTGCATCTATACAAAGTCCAACTATTTTTTTTAATAAAATAGGGCAAATGATAGATCAAAACATTAAAAATTCATTTGTTCTTAAAACCACAGACGGAACTGTCTTTGGGGCAACTATTATTAAAGAAATAACCAATGTTAGCGCCTATGTAGTTACATCCTATTTTGATTCTAATTATGTTTTAACTCAAGAAATGTTAAAAGCTTTTCATGCGGAATTAAAGAAAACAAAATTTAATGAGTTTTATACTAAGATTTTAAAAAGCAGAAAGAACAGCGATAGGTATTTAAAATTAATGAAAATGTACGGATTCATTGAACTTGTAGAAGAAAATGATGTTTTTTGGAAATTAAGGTACAAAAAGACTTGACAGGATAAAAAAACCCAAGTAAGTTTAGTTAATGAAATTTGAAAGGCTTATCCAGCTTGCCAGAAATCTCATCATTTATGACGATATTGAGTTGCGCTGCCGACACTTCGCTTTTATCTTAAATAAGAATAAAATCGTTTCGATTGGCAAAAACTCCAAGAAGTCTCATCCAATTAATCAAAAATACGGTTATTTTGATGGCAGCGGCTTACACGCGGAAGCTTGTGCGATAATTAAATCTGGTCGCATTGACCACTCAAGACACACTTTGGTCACATTTCGTATTGACAGAAATGATAAAATCGCTATGGGTAAGCCATGCAAGCACTGTCAAAAACTATTGAAAGACGTAGACTTTAAAGAAATATTCTATTCTAATGAGCAAGGCGAATTCGAAAGATCCAAATAAACTAGATGATGGTTTCGGAAATATCTGGTACAAATGCAATTTTAATGAAGATTGTGGCTTGCATATTGTACGGCCCGGTAAATCGCAATGCTGGTGCGATTCAATCGAAATGCTATCAGATCACGATTCTGATCTTGAGCGTTTTGGTTGGGCTGGTGCTGGTTGGTATTTCTGGAATGTAACCAGAAATAATTGTTATGGGCCTTACTCAAGTGAAGAGCGCGCAAAACGTCAATTTCTTAACCATTTAAAATTACTAGACAATGAACATTCTGATAATCGAAGCGACCAGTAAGCGAAAGCCTCTTGCAGAAGACTATAGTGACACATCAATTGTTCACTGTCGAAATAGCTTGATCTTAAAGAAGGCTTTGGGCGCAGACCTTCTTGACGGCGAATACTTCCTGCCAGAAGTCTTGAAGAAGCAGTATGACGTTATCATTTGTTGCTACGCTTCGCCGTACATGCCTCATGTACCGTATCGTCAGATTCTAGAAAAGAATCCCAAGGCTCGCTACATTTGGCTAGTAAATGATCACGATGTTGAAGACAATCAACTTTTGCGTTGGGGCATTCAGAACATGAATCTCAGCTATGACATGATCTGTAACAACCCCAGAGAGGGCTACAGGCACTGGATACTGAACAAGAACATCGCAAATAAGAAACTTAATGATTTTATTAACAAGTGGCTTACTGTTAATTTAAATTCATTAATTATGGATGATGCCAGAACTCCAGTTGACATTTCACAAAAGAATGGAGTTATTTATTATGGGACTTACCGTAAGTGGCGCGCAGAATCATTCAAAAAATTTCTAATTGAAGGAGTATTTCTTTCTGCTTCTAATAAAAATTGGAAGAAGTTTGAGGCTCTCGGCTGTAAGTGCAACTACATACCTAAACTTGAGTGGCAAAAGAACAATGAAGATTTGAGAAAGTTTAAATATTCAATTTATATTGAAGATGAACATACTCATACCCACTACGCTTTCCTTGCCAATCGTTTCTATGAGTCTTTAATGTCTGATGTTGTGATGTTGTTTGATGCTGATTGCTCCAATACCATAAAGCAATGTGGCTATGTTATTCCAGAATGCCTCATCCTTGATGACAAAAAACTCAAAAATGGAGTGGTTAATTACGCGGAATCTCTTGCTTTTCAAACGAATCTGATGTATCAACAAACGTTCTTCGATCAGGCAATGGACGAAAAACTAACGGCAATTAACCAAATAAAGGAATTTATCAAATGAAATTTTTTATCCAATTTTCAGTTACTGAGGCTTCCGCCAAAAAAATCGGGATAGATTTAAAAAAACGTTATTTATGCAGTGTTCAAAGTCAGGCTTCTCTACAAAATTTTGTATCAATATACGTTGTCGAATTTAATTCAATTTTTGTCATGGAGGTAAAGGAAATTAACTTTATTAATAACAGAATGGTATTTCATGGCTGGTTAAATTATAATTCTGAATATTTGTGCCAATGTGTAGCTGAACTTTATAACGATTAAGAATATGTTTTCTAAAAAAAATAAAATTAAATTTTATAATAGGATACCAAGCATAGCTGAAACATATCCAATTATTGAAGCGAAAAATGTTAAAAGACCTTGGCTTGAAAAAAATGGAAAAGATTTGGGCGAATTCTTAGATAATGTAAAGAAATGTCCTATTTCTAAATTGCGTGATGTAGTGGGAAATTCAGCGTTTATCTCAAGGTGTCCTGGTATTCGACAGTTTATGAATACTGGATACATCATTACAAATCCAGTAGATTTTTATGTTGAAACTTATGGAGATCGCTCTAGAATTGAAGTCGCTGCTATAAATCCTCCAGTTGAAGGAGATAAATTTAAAGTTTCCGTCCATCCAGAATCACAGATGGACCCATATTCAGCCATGCCTTTAAATTCTGTAAAAAAAGCATTAAAAATTACTACTGGATGGAATATGGTTTGTCCAAAAGATTATTTATTTTTGGTAACTTCTGTATATTACAACAATGAACCGAGATTCACATCTCCATCTGGAATATTAGATCCATTGATTTCAAATCAGGTTAATGTATTTTTATATTGGAACGTCCTTGAAGGACGCGAATTAGTTAAAGCTGGAACTCCTATAGCCCAATATATTCCTATTCCAAGAAATTTAATTCAACCAGAGATTGAGTGTTTGTATATGGAAGATCAATATCTATTTGATGCGGCACGGAATCTTATGCATAATTATCGAACTGATGCTGGTAGAGATAACGGTAGCATGAGAGAATTTTTTTCAAAAATCTTCAAAAAATTTTACTGATGAAATGGTACAAGCCTTTATGCACTTTTGAAGTAATTGCTGATAATTATTATTATCCTAATGCAAGATCACAGTCTATTTATCTTCATGAAGATGAAGAGTTCTCTGTATGGAACAAGCAGAAAGATTTGTTCGATGCGGATTGTGAATATTGGGCCACTCATGATGGATGGTTACTAAAAATAGAAAAAAAACATTTAGCGCATCTTGTGGAGGTGAATGATTTATGATGACTTTAAAAGAGCAAGAAGATAAAGTTTTTGAAGAAATAGTAAAAGTCAAATCTGAAATGGAAACCATCGTCGGTTTCAAAGTAACAAAGACGAACTATAAAAAAGCTATTATAGAAATGACCAAGAGAGCCGCTAACAAGGGAGATGTCTTATCTCAGCTTTCGATAGACTCTCAAGAAAAGATTCAAAATTTCTTTTCTGTTTGTCAGCAATTTCTCGGAGAAGTCATTTGGCAGAGTATTACCGACAAAAATATTAAAATTTGCATTTCGTACAAAGACAAACCTTTGACTGCGTGGAACATACCAATAGATGTCTTCTGCTCCAAAGAAGAGGCTTATCAGTTATCTGTCGCCATGATGGCTAAAAGTTTATCAGATTGTTTCTCGGCTTATTTTATGTCTCCAGCTTTAAGGCAAGCCGTTATTGATGGCGATGAAGTTGCGGTTAAAGCATTGTATCACTCATTCAGTCGCCCATCGATGCAATCATCTTTAAATAATTTAATTATGCTAAAAGAAAATTTCCCTGATTTTTATCAACATATTACTACTAAACTTGACGTAATGACAGTCGAGAATATGGAAGAGTTTATTAATAATAAAAATGAGCCTAGAAAAAGCAATAAAGCACGGCAAGGAAAAAAGAAAACCGTATCAAGGATCAAAAAGTTTTGATCGGAGTTGCAGGAATCATGGTTCTTGCAAGTATTGCGAAAATAATAGATCATATTCCAATAAAAAAAGAAAGCGTTCTGCTAATGAACAATTAAACGAATATTACGACGAACAATAATGCCTCACCTTAATGCAAACATCCCTGTATTTCCAGCTTATTTAAAAAGCGACTTCCTCTATAACAACGAGAACAAAAAAACAGAATACGTTCTTTGTGAAGTTTTTGGGGTTACCAGCTTAACCAGAAGATGTTTAACGTTTCAAGTCATGACGGAATATGGCTCGCGTCATGATCGTGTTCCAATTCATTTTTTGGTAAACGAGCCACAACATTCTAATTTACCCTTAGATTGGTTGCAGTTGTGGGACTGTTTCTCTTATGACATTTCAGTTACCCGATGGGAGTATCATAAAAATGCGAGAGTTAATATTCAGCTAAAGAACCATGAGTGGGTCGAGGGTAAATATCTTTTTACTATTGACTGGCGCGACAATCCAGACGCTTCTTACGGATACTCTGAAATGGCTGGCGGTCATAAGTGTGGTCATGTTATTTGGGGGCTGAAAGATAAAGATGGCAAGCCTGTAAACCAATTGTTTTTGCAACCAAATAACAGAGTTGTATGGAAAGATGGTGGGGCTTTTATCTCTAAAAAGTTAGAGAAACCTGATTGGCAAGTCTTTACTCAAGAGTTTACCTGCGAAGGAGAAGGCAAATGGATTGCCGGTGACAATTGGGATTACTTTTATCAATTTAAAAAAGAATAAAGTGTAATATCTTTTAGTGAATCTCGCTAAAATATTACTCTTTTTAGTTTGCGCTACCAACGCATTTGGCAGTGACATGGTTTATTCTTTTAAATCTCCAGCGTTTAATGGAGTAAATTTTTCTGGTCACATTATTACGATTGAAAATTTAGCTAGAACCAGAAAACAATCGATAAAAGATATTGCCAAAGCAGAGCTTGAACAAGAAAAAATACAATCTCAAAACACTCCATTAAATAATTTTATAAACAACTTACAGGCAAGAATTTACTCTCAGCTTGCTTCTCAAGTTACCGATCAAATTTTTAACGCAGGAGGCGCAAATTTTGGGATAATTAATTTACAAGGAGGAGCGACTGTTACATGGCAGAAAAACGGAGATATGGTTACTCTTTTTATTGTTGACCCCGCCACAGGAAACACAACTCAAATACAAGTTCCTGTTGGCGTCTTAGCTCCAACTCCTTAATGAAATGGCTGGCAAGCCTTTTATTGCTTAGTCTAGTTGGATGCGCCTCTCTGCCAGAGAAGCCAGCTATCATAACTTTGCCCAAGTTGCAGACTTCTCCGCTTGAAGAGCAGCTTAAAAATTTACCTGAGCCAGACAACCCCAGAATGACAATCGCAGTTTATGCGTTTGCCGATAAAACTGGACAACGTAAAACAGTTGACGCCTACGCCTCCTTTTCGTCAGCAGTAACTCAAGGCGCAGAAAGTTGGCTCATAGATGCTTTGCGAATTGCAGGAGATGGCAAATGGTTCCAAGTTTTGGAACGCTCTAATTTAGATAATGTTATAAGAGAGCGTCAACTTATAAATCAAACCAGAGAGTCATTTCAAGGCAAAGACGCAGAAAAACTGATGCCAATGTTATTTGCGGGCATAATTGCAGAAGGAGGAATTATTGGCTACGATACTAATATCTTAACTGGTGGTGCCGGTGCCAGCCTTCTTGGTATATCTGGCAGCACCCAATATCGCAAAGATGTTGTAACTGTTTCATTACGATTTGTCAGTGTACAAACTGGCGAAATCATTCTGAGTGTTGCAGTTACAAAAACAATTTCCAGTGTGGCAGCTTCGGGCAACTTGTTTAAATTTTACGAACACGGAGTAACACCAGCAGAATCAGAGCTTGGTTTCACTGCAAACGAACCTAATACTATTGCGGTTAGAAGTGCGATAGAACAAGCAGTAATAGAAATCATTAAACAAGGCCAAGAGTGTAAACTTTGGAAACTAAAACCTCAACCCCAAAACAATGAAGATTAAACTGATCGCGTTATTCGTAACGTTGGTTTCCCTCGCCTTCGGGCAGAACCAGCTTTACGTTAATCAGATTACAACCTCGGGAAATACAACCTTTGTACAGGTTGGATCTCTCAATAAAGTAGGTTCGTCTCAAACACCCAGTAATATCACTGGAGATAACATCCTTTTTGAAATGAGACAAATGGGAAATAACAACAATACGGATTTCTCAATTATCGATGCAAACAATCTAAAATTAGTTTCGGTATTTAATGGCAACGCGAATACTCAAAAGATTTTTATGAGCGGATCAAACAACAATATGAACTTGCTTTTTAACGGAAACAATAATTCATTCCTGCTCAATAAAGATGTTACCGTTGACCATACATCTGATACAGATACGTCAAAAGCCACCGTTAGTTACAGCGACTTTAAGTTCAATGTAACTGGCAACTCAAACGTATTTAAATTCGGCATCGAGAATGGTAAATATAATTATATTGATTACGAAGTAACTGGCAGTTCAAATACAATTAAGTCTACCCAAATTGGTTTAGTGGCTGGTGGTACAGCGACTAAAGATGGTCATGAACAAACTGTTACAATCACAGGTGGATCTAATGATTTGACTATTTACCAAGCTGGCTTAGAGAAACAGCTTTTTAATTATAATTTAACTGGTAGCAACAATACTGTTCGCATTGTTCAGACCACTACAGCTTTTTCACCATTGATGACATTGAATAGCAATAACCAAAACGGTGTCGCTGGAGCGGCTCAAACAACAGCAACAATTGCCCCACCGACTAATTAATGAGAATAGCCGCTATATTTTTATTAGCGGCTTTATCTTGCTTCGCCTCTTCTGGTCAACTTACTGAAATAACTGGGCCGACACAAATAACCAGAAAGACCGAAAAGATTGAAGGTAAAGTCAGCGTTGGCGTCGAAATGAATGACGTTATAGAAACATTGCGAGGTCGCGCTGGCATTACCTTTGAAGACAATACCAAAGTTCAAATTACAGAGTTTTCCAAGTTGAGGATAGACGAGTTTGTCTATGACCCTGCCAGTGGTAAAGGCAAACTGAACATGAAAGCAACATCTGGCACAGTTAGATATGCGTCAGGATTAATAGCAAAGAATAGCAGAGAAAACATAAAAGTTCAAACTCCTACAGCAGTTGTTTCTGTAAGAGGCACGGACTTTTCAATGACAGTATCGGAGGACGGCAAGAGTTTAATTGTTCTTTTGCCGTCCATCCCACTAGCATCTGGCATAAAGCCAGTTGTAGGATCTATTGAAGTGGAGAATGCTGGGGGCAAAGTTGTCATGAACCAACCTTACCAAGCAACATTTGTTAGCTCTGGATTCAATGCCCCCACTCAACCTGTTATTTTAAATTTCCAAGATGAATCAAAAATCAATAATATGATTTTGCTTGAGTCCCCAAAATCAGTTACTCAAGGCAGCAAAACTACAAAGAAAGAAGGCAAAGAAAAAACTGATGACGGAAAGAAAGATGACGAGCCAAATAAAAAGAAAGAGGGCAAAACTGAAGTTGCTCAAGTAGATAAGCCTAGTGAAGCTCCAGCAGAAGCAGTAGTTGCACAAACCGCAACAACTGAAACGCCAGTGCAAGTTCCAGAAACTAAACTGGATATCAATGCAATCCAGCCCCAAGTTGTTCAAGCTGCGGCAGAGGAAGCAATAGCTAAATCAAATCAAACTGCCCCAGCTATTGTTCAGCCCACAGCAACATTAACTCCTAATGTAGCAGTTAGCAAAGGATTTAAGTCAAATGATGGCAAAACTGCCACACTTGAATTACGAACAGAAAAAAGCGTAATAGTTTATACCGCTAGACTTGGCGACAACGTGAGCGTCAATGTAAACGGCGAACCTTATGTATTAAATTTTGGAGAGAAATCAAAAGTAAACATTATTCAAAAATGAGCAAATATAAATTATATTCTTTTTTATTTTCATTCGCTGTGCTGATTGGACTTGTTGTGCTGCGCATAAACGATCCATTTTTTATTGAGACCGCCAGACTCAAGACTATTGATTATTATCAACGAACTCAACCAAAGCAAATAAGTGAAAATATTATTGTAGTGGAAATAGACGAAAAAACTTTGGAGAAAGAAGGTCAATGGCCCTTTCCAAGACAAGTTATTGCAAAAGCAATCAAAAAAGCATTCGATAACCAAGCTCAGTTAGTTGTGCTGCCAGTGATCTTTGCGGAGAAAGATCGATTCAATGGAGATGATGAACTAACAGAAGTGTTAAAAACTTACCCTGTAATCTTGAGTCAGTCTGCGGCAAATAAAGGAAAAGGCCAACCAGTTCCAAGAGGCGTCGCAACAATTGGAGAGGGCATAAATGAATGGTTATTTGAATATAATGCGGCGATTGGTCCGACGAAACAACTCGGTGAAGCTGCGGCTGGCGTTGGAATGCTTTTGACTGCGCCAGAAGTTGACGGTGTAGTTAGAAGGCTACCGCTAATCGTACAAATAAACAAAGAAATATATCCAACTATACCGCTTGAAATGCTTCGTGTTTTAGCTGGCGACCCAAGCTATCAAGCAAGAATAAATCAAGCTGGAATAGATGCGGTTAGAATTCCGCAATTTAAAACAATAAAAACAGATGAGCATGGGCGCGTCTGGATTAATTTTAAATATGAATTCAGTTCATTATCTTTTGCCGACCACAACTGGAGCAAAGTTAAAGATAAAGTTGTTATGATTGCGCCGACTGCTGAAGGGTTATCAAACACTGTTGCGACCTCCGTAAATATAAGATATGGATATGAAATTCCATTGTTCGCCGCTCAGATGTTGGCAGATGAGGCTAGGTTAGAAAGACCTAGCCAATTTAATTTATATGAATTGCTTTATGGATCATTAGCAGGATTAGCCGTAATATTAATACTCATTAGTGGCCCTTATTGGTTGACTGGGCTTTTTTATATTGCTTTGGTGGCTGCGCCAATTAAATTCGGATTCGTATCGTTTTCCAAGGGGCAATTATTCGATTACAGTTGGATAATTATTGCAATATCAGTGATGTTCATGTTATCCGCGTTCTTGAGATTCATTAGCGAATTCAAACAAAAACAATTAATTAAAAAACAATTCGGCACTTATCTTGCGCCAGCACTCGTAGAGAAGTTGCAAAAAAACCCAGGTTTGCTTCGTTTAGGTGGAGATGAACGCGAGCTTTCTATCATGTTCACAGATGTTCGTGGCTTTACTACAATCTCAGAACACTATGGTAAAAATGTACAAGGCTTAACAATGATTATGAATCGCTACATGACAGCAATGACCGAATCGATATTGAAAAACGATGGCACTTTGGATAAGTACATTGGCGATGCTCAAATGGCGTTCTGGAATGCGCCGCTTGATGACGCTAATCACGCGAAAAATGCTGTAAAGACAGCATTAGAGATGCTTAAACGTCTCGACTCTTTCAATGAAGAAATCTCAAAAGAAGGTGTCCCGCCATTCGGCATGGGACTCGGAATCAATACTGGGAGCGTTGTCGTTGGCAATATGGGTAGCACTCAGCGTTTCGATTACACTTGCTTGGGTGATCATGTTAATCTCGCCTCTAGATTAGAAGGGCAATCTAAGCCTTACGGTGTTAGAATCATAGTTGGCCCCAGAACCGCAGAGCATATCAAAAATGATTACCAGACACTTGAATTAGATTTGATTGCGGTTAAGGGCAAGAAAGAAGGCGTTAAAATATTCACAGTGCTTGAAAACAAGCACGATGAAGATAAAATAAAACATATTTACAGAATGCACGATGGATTCATTTGTGATTACCGCGCCCAAAACTGGGACAATGCGATTACCTTAGCCGAAAGCCTCAAGAAGAATAACCCAGAACTGAAAAAATATTACGACATGATGATAGAAAGAATCGGCGAATTGCGCGAAAAAGGCTTGACAAAAAATTGGGATGGGGTATATGTTGCTACTTCAAAGTAGAACAACTTAACCGCAAATAAGTATGAAATTTGAGATCAGTCAGGGGTGTACCGCATATGATTTTTCTGTGGACGGGAAGCGATATCACGATCTTCCTGCTGAAGAAAAAGCAAAAATTATTGATTATGTTCTCGCAAAGGTGAAAGAGCATGTCCTTAATAATCATATGGCGTTTGAAGGAATCATGGAGCATTTTCAATACGATTCGCATGAAGTTGGGCCAAAGTGCGGTCAATGCGGCGATTCAGTGAGCAAAACAATCATTACTATTTAAATGATTAATAATATTTATAAGTTGTCCAAGGAGCAGCGTGAACTTGCTGAAAAACTTGGCATGACTCGCAACAACGCAAAACACGAATCGTTTCGCAATAGAGACAGGTTCAAAATTAAAAAAGAACGCTGTTATTGGCATATTCTCGGTATCTCTGTCGAAATCGCTTACGCAGATTTAACAGATCAAGAAATCGATACCAATATCTATGATCTTGGAGATCAAATTGATTTTGATGGGGTTGAGATTAAGGCTTCTACTTGGCCCCATAAAGATATTGAATTAAAAATTCCTTTTGAAGAATACCAAAAGAAAAATCCCTTGGTTTACATTCTGGCAAGAATCGACAAGAATTACACTACCGTTGAATTCGTTGGGTCAATCTCAAGAAAAAAATTTGATCAATTAAAATATCATAAAAAACATACTCAAGTGGATAATTGGTGCGTTAATGCAGATCAAATGTCAAAGACGCTTGCTTTCTTCAAAGACGGTAAGTTTGGGATGAAAGATTTTAAATCTTAAAAAACTCTTGACGCCTGTGCATTCTGTGTCACAGTAGAACCATGCAACTCGCACTCTGCTGCATCTCCAACGTTCTTGCCGAGCAAGGTCACAAGTTCCAGACCATGACCTTGACTCGTTTCTTGTCGCTGCCTCGTGCCGACGCTATTCGCATTCTCAGTGACCGCATCCTCAACAACTTCGTTGTTACCAACCGCATCATTCAGCACTGTGCCGACACTGGCATTGCTGGTTATCGTTTGTCGTCCACTCTTACTCCTGTCATCGACCATCCTGACGTTAATCTTCGTCTCGACCAGTTGCCCAATTGGTCTGACCTCCGCGCTGCTCTCGACACTATCGCCGCCACCGTCAAGCGCACTGGTGTTCGCATCTCCGCGCATCCTTCAGAATTCATCACTCTTACCAGCACCGACGACGCCGCCATCACCAACAGCATTCGTGACCTTACTGCTCACGCTGATCTTTTCGACTTGCTCGACCTTCCGCTTGACTATCGTTCACCGCTCAACATTCATTGCCGTCAAGACGGCGACCCTGCTGTTATCTCTGCCCGTTTTCTTTCTAACTTCAATCGCTTGCCAGCCAATGTTCGCTCTCGTCTTGTTCTAGAGGTGAACGATAACGTCAGTGGCACTTGGTCCGTCTCCAACTTGCACAAATATTTTTTTGTCCCTGCTGGCATTCCAATTACCTACGATTCTCTGCATCGTCAGTTCTGCAATCACGGTAACGATGACGCCGCAGATTTTCACCTTGCCTACTCCACTTGGCCCACAATTCCTTTGTTTCATTACTCAGAAGGTATTGACAACACGCGCAAACACGCTATGATGCCCGTCAATTCACCCAATAACTATGGCAAGCCTGTATTCTTCGACGTAGAACTCAAAGGCAAAGACCATGCAATTTATCACATCCTCAACAATGCAAACAAAAATCAATAAGGTTAGAGACCAAATTGTCAGTAAGCTCAATGAACTCGGCATCGAATTCTCCGTAGAAGACATGGATATTGAAAAGGAGGATCTTTCCACAAAGTTGACCGGATATAAAATCGTTGCAAGTAATCTAATAGGCTGCATTGTTCCTAATTTTAAAAACAAGCGCCCAGAATATTTAATCTTCAACGACAAGCTGGTTTCTCATCTCATCTCTGAAGGTCACGATGACGCTTACATCGAAGAGCATGGAAAAATCTGGATTCACTTGTTGAAACAGTCTAACTTCGTGGAAGTATTCAAGCAGTCCCACGCAATTTAAATTAATTAAAATGAATCGCATCCTTTTGTTTTCTTCAATCAACGTAACAGAAGTTTACAAGCTCTACGAAATTTTGAATGGCGAGTTCTTGAAGAAATTCAAGTTTGCCGCAGAATTCCGAATCACCACTTTCTCTTCTTCGCGAGAGTTTTCTCTCTCTGTGGACGACGCTTCTGAAGAAGAGCGTAACTGGTTGAGGGAAGAGACTTTAAAAATTGTCGAAAGAAAGTTTGAAAAAGTAGTTGACGAACAGTGATCCCTGTGGCATTCTTTGCCTGTAAATCAAATTGCTCCCATGATTGTCAAATCCATCCAGCGAAACGTTGTTGAATCTCACGATTTCAAATCTGAAATCGCGACCATTGATGCGAATGAGATGCGCTACATCTCGTCGCTTTTGCGGAATAATTATTCCAATGTCATCTTGGCAACTGCACGCGAAACTATCGCCAATGCGGTTGACGCGAACAAGGGTTCGTCCCGTCACGTTGAGATCACTGCTCCCACTCGCCTGAGTCCCACTTTCGTTGTGCGTGACTTTGGCGCGGGTCTTTCCGAGTCTGACCTCTTTGGTCTCTACACCAAGTATGGTCGCTCAACCAAGCGCAGCGACAACGATTCAATCGGCGGTTTCGGCATTGGTCGTTTCGCTCCGCTGTCGTATACTGATTCATTTACGGTTAGTTCTCGTCACAATGGAACTGAGATCGTCATCTCTGTTTATGTTGACGAGCATGGCGACACTCGTTTCACCAAGCTCTCTGACACTTCCACTTCTGAGCCGAGTGGCGTTGAGATTTCTGTTGCAATCAAAAGCGAGGACATTTCCAACTTCGAATGCGAAATCAACAATGTCATTCGCTTCTCTGACGAGAGGTTTGTCTGCAAAGGTTTTTCGCGTTTGGTCCCAGAGTGGGTGATTAAGAACGCTGATTGGGGAATGGAGAGGAACAGACGCTCCGATCCTATCATTGTGATGGGTGGCATTTCTTACCCACTGAATCTTGACAATCTTGCGAATCATCCAATTGCCTCGTCAAATATTTACAAGGCATTCTCCAACTCTTACCTTTCTAATTTCTTCGTCTTTTTCTTTCCAGTTGGCTCGGTTGCGCTGCACCACTCTCGCGAGAATCTAGAATACAACGCGCAGACCAAGAACTTCATTGCTCGCGCCATCTCTAAGTTGGAGACGGAAATCAAAGCGCAAGTTCAAAAAGAAATCGATGCGATTTCTGACTCAGCAGAGTTTTTCAAAAAGCTGTATCTTTTGAGCGGCTCCAATAACCTTGAGTCGCTTTGCTGCGACGCTAATTATAACTTCACTGATGCCAATAAAAATGTAATTAAAATCAACGGTGATCCGATTGTCCCGTTGGCTATTTACAAAAAGTCTCGCAGCACTCGCAATCTTGTGCGGTTGTCAAAGAAGGCCCAGAACGTCCAAAAGACTATCAGTGCCAAGATGTTTTATGCTGGTGGAAACAATTGGCGTATCGTTATCAATGATAACGTTAAAAACATTCATGATCGCGTTAATGGATTAATGAGTTCCAAGGGAATCGATGGGATAATCTATGTAGTTTCCCTTGCTGACGCCGAAAGCAAACTGCTTTACAAGCATAACTCTTGCGATCATATTCACCTCGCTTCTAAACTCACTCCTGTTTCATCCAAGAGTAAAGAGTTCAACAATGTACGCAAAATCTTTTCCAACAGCCATTACAGCTACAGTTTCAAGGAAAAGGTTCCAATGCCTAGCGATCCTTTCTATTATGTTGACATCAAGCATAACGGCGGCAACAATTACGATATTGTTTTCGGTGATCACAAAAACTTTCAGATGCACGACTTCAGAACTATCTGGAAGATTGCAAAGCATTTTGGCATCAATTATGACAATGTTTATGGCGTCTTGGATAGGACTGATCTCCCCGCTCACGCTATTAATTTGCATGATGCCCTCATGCCCAAATTCAATGCGGCAATTGCTCAATTTAAATCAATTTTTAATGCCAAAGAGGAGAAGTCATTTCGCACAAGCTCTTTCCCTATGATTTCTCACCTCAGTGATCTGAGGAAAGCTTTGCCTGACAATCACCCGATTTCAGTTTATTTCGACGCTTGGAATAAAAGCGACGACATGGGTGACTATGGCTTCACTCCAGAGCAAATCAAAGAGTTTCACGTTTTGGGAGATTTTCCTCGCCACTGCGTCGATGGTAACATTTGTACTCTCGACTCGAAAATTTCTGAAAAAATCAAGCAAGAAGTCTTGACAATCAACCAGTCTTATCCGATGATGTTCGCACTGTTTGAGGGGCGTTACGGTTCCTTCTACGGTGTCAAAAGTGCCGCTAAACTTCTCCTTGACTACATTAATTTAGTTGATAATCGTAAGTCCTAAACCACAATAATATATCCTAGTTATGAATAAGCCAGCCTACATCATGCGCGACAATTCCATCACCGTTTTCGTTGATGGCAAGCCGCACACCGTTGAGAGTTCGCACCCGAACTTCTCTTCCTTGCGCCAAGCTATCCTTGACGCTCAGTACGATCTCATTCCTGAGTTGATCACGATTGAGAATAAGATCAAGAACATGACTCATGGAGCCATCGACATTTATGATGGCAAGCTATTCCACAGCGGCGTTGAGGTTCATGGCGTTGTGGTGGACAAGCTATTCGCCATGCTGAAGGAGGGGGCGAAGGATGCCGAGCCTCTGCTCAACTTCATTGACCGTCTGATGCAGAATCCCTCTGCGAATTCAGTCAACGAACTCTATACTTTCCTTTCGTACAAGAGTCTTCCCATCACTGCTGATGGAAAGTTCCTCGCCTACAAGGGAGTTAATAATGATTTTTATTCGAAGCAGGGCAACAAGGATACTGTTGTTGTGCGCGGCAATGTTGCCGCTAATGGTTCCATTTATAATGGTGTTGGCGAAATGATTGAGGTTGCTCGCCGCTCTGTCGATGATAACAAAGAAAATCACTGCTCTTTTGGTCTGCACGTTGGCAGCTACGATTATGCAAATAATTGGGCTGGTTCTGATGGGCGTCTCCTTGTGGTTGAGGTTGACCCTGCTGATGCTGTCAGCGTGCCGACTGATTGTAATTTCCAGAAGCTGCGCGTCTCAAAGTATCGTGTCTTGAGCGACATCACTCCTGAGCGCAAGGAAATCCCTGATGCCATTTACAATGAAAATGCTGGTGATGATTATGATCCAGACTATAGTCCTGATTATAATTTCGATACCGAAACTGATGATGAAGTTCCAGACGATGAAGTTGAAAACGACTTTATTAAGCTGAAGATTCGCAATTACATCGACACCAAGCATTCAATTGGCGAATATCCTACTGTGAAGCAGATTCAGAGCCGCATGAAGGGCTACGATCTTTCTAGTGATCAAATTTTTCAAATTGCTGTTGAAGAGTTAAATTACGATCACAGCCAACTTGCTAATGAAGATGGTTCTGAAATTCCTTATAGTCAGGTAGCAATTGTTCCCTCATTTTGATTAATTATGAATAAAAATCCACTCGTTGAAAAGCTAGAGAATGCTTCTGAGACTGAACTCGATGTTGCATTTGCTCTACTCAAGTACAAGGAAATCGGTATCTACCGAAAGATTAAGGGTCTTGCCCTTGCTTTTGGTCTGAACTTTGAGGAGGTCATCAAGGGACTGCCTCAAGAGAATGGGCGACTTCTCGACAGGGAAACTCGCCACTTCATTCACGATTTCATGCTGGCTCGCGCCAAGCAATTCCACACTCCCACTAACTAATGAACGAAGAAACATTTACTCCTTTGAGCGTAGACATCAAGCCTAACTTGAATTGGTTTGAGATTTGGAGCCTTGAGCAAGACGGTTCACTTAAAAGCTGTGTGAACTTCTATGATCTTGCGCTGCAAAATTCAGTAACGTGGGCGCTTCAATGCCTCTCTCAAGAGAGTTCTCGCACTGATGACGCTTATGTTATTGTTCACTCTACTGTTGGTGAGGATAAAGAGATGGTTCGCTCCATCATCCCAGAGCCTACAGATAGGGAAACTAAGTTCTATACGGTTCTGAATAAGTTCCGCGCTGCACTAAAAACAATTAATTAAAAATCGACATGACCAGAGAGCAACTGTTCGCGCACCATACTGAGTTGACCAACAAGGCACTCGACATTATGAGAGCGAAGAACAATGATTATGCTGGCAGCAAGGGAGATAATCCCTTTGCAAACTTCCAACGATGCGAATCAATGGGTGTTTGCTCCGCAGAGCAAGGGTTCCTTGTGAGGATCGTTGACAAGGTTTCCCGACTCTCAACTTTCGCGAATGATGGCAAGCTCGCCGTCAAAAACGAAAGCTACGAAGACGCTATCCTTGATATTATGAACTACTGCGTTCTTATGTCAGCTTACGTCAAGAGCAAGGAATCAGGACAGGTTAATCCCAGTTAATCTGTAACCGGCATCATAGGGTTGGATTGTCAGTCCTGTTGGCATACCCAACTCTATGATTTTTCCGTTATATTCTCTAATCAAATGGTCTGAGAAGTCCCCGAATGTTCCGTTGCCACTTGCACCATAACCAGTTGCAGAATATAATCCAGTTATTTGGGTCTTGTACGCCGCCCAATCTCCAGAAACTGTGCTAAAATTACTGTGAATCTCTGCTTGAAGTAAACGAGGACTGTCCATGTTTTATTTTACACTTGAATGTCGCTATTCAGCATCGTATTATTCATATTGCTGACCATACATTTGCTCAACAAACCAAATTATTTCATTAAAAAATAACTCGCCTCTATAGCACAGTGGTAGTGCAACAGTTTTGTAAACTGTAGGTCGTTGGTTCGAATCCGACTGGAGGCTCCATATTATGAAAACTCGCAAAATATTAATCAACGCTGATTACGGTGGCTTTGGACTTAGTGATGAAGCTAAAGAGCTTTATCTTACCAAAAAGGGGATCTCTTTCACTAAAGAGGAAAGGCGTTCATTCCTTTTCGATGAAAAGTATTATTTTTATATTGATGGAGAATACTTCAGCGAACACGATCTCAAGCGAGACGATCCTATAATGATTGAAATTTTTGAGCAACTTGGATCAGAAAGATTTAGCAGCACCTTTTGCACAGTTAAAGTGGTTGAGATTCCATTTGAAGTAGAATGGATTTTGTGTGAATATGATGGCAATGAATGGATCGCTGAAAAGCATCGCATTTGGCAATGAGCGCGCCAGCAATCGTTATTTGCCAGTGCTGCGAGCACCAGTTTGATCCTAACGTAGAAGAATGTTACCAAGACATTGACGTTGGTTACGTTTGCAAAGATTGTAACTTTCAATTAAAGTGGGCTTACGCTCATCTCAAAGTAAATGGCTTGAAACAGTGTTCAAAAGTATTCAACAATCGACTGAAATGAAACTGCTCCCAATTGAAATGAAAAATCATGGTTATTCCATGAAACAGATCAAGCGCACCGACAAAGTTGCAATGTATTCCAAGTGCGGTGGCTTTGAAGTTGTGTTGGTTCAAAAACACAACGGTTACGAAATTAAAGGAATTAAAATTGACCCCGCAGAATATTTGCCCAAGGATGAAGATTTCGGCACAAAAGGCTGGTATTATGGCGGGCCAAATGCTAGACAAGATGCAGAAGACAAGTATAATAAACTTACAAACAATTAATTATGACCGCTGAAACTATTGATCTTTTCCCAGTTCCCGTATCTAAAATAAATCTTGGGGAAACGTTTATGGATGAATTTAATTCATTAAAAAATGATGACTTGAATCCATCCGAAAAAAATAATCGCGCCTCCCATCATTTTAGTGCAAATAGGTACATCTTGAATGATGAGCGTTATAGAAACTTAAAAGATTTCATTCGTGAACGGACTCAGAATTTCATGGAAAGTAAAATGGCTATTGATGGAGAATGCGGAATTACTCAAAGCTGGGTAAATTGGAATCACCCAAAAGAACACACCCACTTGCATACGCATCCTAATTCAATTGTTTCTGGAATTTTGTACTTACAGGTAGAAGAGTTTAAAAATAATATTATTTTTTTTCATCGCCTGAACCAAGATATTGGTTCAGGAAAAAATATTATTCAGCCACCATTGTTCATTAAGCCTAATCCAAAAGTTGAAAGAAAATACGCTGATAATTCTCATCCTGTTTCTTTGAAAAACGGTGATTTGTTGTTGTTTGCATCTTACTTGCCTCATTCGGTTCCATCAAATCAAGCCTCAACAAAGAGAATTAGTCTTGCTTTCAATTCCATGATTCGTCACAAAATTGGTAATTATGATCATTTGACTGAATTCGACTACAAAATTCTCACAGAAAACCCTTGACGAAACGTTGACCATCGAGTACCTTACCGCCATCAAGTCATCAACCACAATCATGAATAATCCAAAAGGAATCCACGTTTACATCCTTGACAACAAGGATCAGCGAATTGGCGTTCTCGCCGCCGTCGCTAATGAACATCAGCCTGAGACCGTTTTCATAGGCTGGTCGCTTTGCAATTTTTCACTTGGAGATCGTTTTGATCCAAAGCGGGGAGTCGAGATTGCTTATGAACGGTCTCGCAAGTGCAGTGCCGCTCCTATTCCAATGTCGTTGCTTGAACGCTACGAGGCTTTTAAATTCCGCTGCCAAAAGTATTTCAAGGACAAGCAAGCCTTTGTTTGATTAACATGGACGAAAACGCTCCCTTGCCTAGTAGTTCCGCTGATTCATTCAACGGATATTCGGATGCGGCAGTTGCCGCCTCCACGATGAAGACGTACAACTTCATCCTTGCCAAGTATCGTGATGAGTTTCAAGCTGCTCTTAATTACGACGAGAAGAAGGATCGCAAGTATCAGAATCAAATGCGCCGTCTTAATCGGGAGCGTGAACGTCTAAAGAATCAACCCCAAGAGCAGGTTTTAAATTAATTAAAACTAGCAGCAGTAGCTCAACGGTAGAGCGCCATCCTTCCAAGCTGGATGTTGTGGGTTCGAGTCCCATCTGCTGCTCCAATTTCGCGGGGATAGCTCAACTGGATAGAGCAACAGTTTTCTAAACTGTTGGTTCCGAGTTCGATTCTCGGTCCTCGCGCCAATGGGCGGTTAGCTTAGTGGTTCAAAGCAGAGAACTCATAATTCTTTGATCGGGGGTTCGAATCCCTCATCGCCCACCAATTTTGTCCCGTAGCTTAACTGGTTAGAGCAAGCTCTTTATAAGGGCTAGGTTCTGGGTTCGAATCCCAGCGGGACGACCAATTTTTGTTCTTTACACTTTTGGGAGTAATTACCCAGAAACCCTCTCCCTTAGCTGCATTCACGAATCTATTGAATGCTGGGCGTTTGGTAGCAATGGAATCAGATTCATGGTGGAATAGACACTTGTAATCTGACTACACAACGACGCTATTGAGAGAGGGTCAATTTTCGGTTCTATAGCTCAATGGTAGAGCAGCGTCCTTTTAAGTCGTTGGTTCTGGGTTCGAATCCCAGTGGAACCACCAATTTTGGCGTAGGGCTAAGACGGTTCGATTCCGTCGTCATCTTGGCCGATGTTTAGCAGCCGACATGGACAAGGCAGGGCAACTGCCATCAAGGTTCAATTCCTTGCGCGCCACCGATTGAAATTTACAAACTAAAGATTATCATGATTCAATGAAGTGCTGCCGCAAGTGCGGAGAGAAAAAAGAAATTGAACAATTCCCATTCTTCGCCTCGTCAACTGGCGGCAGAAAAAACACTTGCACAGTTTGCTGCAAAGAACTATCAGTTCTCAGAAAAAAATTAAAAGATGAAAATCCCCCGCCTCAAGCTGGCGAATGCCCAATTTGCTCAAATTATACGCATGATTGGATATTGGATCATTGCCATTTCTCTCATGAGTTTCGCGGTTATATATGTAATAACTGCAATCTTGCTCTTGGCAGATTCAATGACGATGAGCGAATTTTGAAAAAAGCCATTGACTATTTGAACCGTAAGACTATAGTTCTGGAATAACTTTTGGCCGCATGATGGAACTGGCAGACACTATTCGACTTAAAATCGAATGCTCGTAAGAGCGTGTGGGTTCGAATCCCACTGCGGCTACCAATTTACAATGAAATTCACCCCAGATAAAATCACAAAACTCAAGAAAAACCAAGTATTTGTGTTTGGCTCCAATGAAGCTGGCATTCACGGTGCTGGTGCAGCGAAATTAGCTGTAGAAAAATTTGGAGCGAAAATGGGCATGGGTTATGGCTTACAAGGCCAATCTTTTGCGATTCCTACAAAAGACACGTTTATTCGCACACTTTCTCTTGACAAGATAGAATTCTACATCTATTCTTTCCTCAGTGAAGTTATGGAATACCCAGACACAGAGTTCTTGGTCACGAAAATTGGTTGCGGTCTTGCTGGTTACTCAGAAGAGGAGATCGCAAATTTATTCAAAGGTAAATTCATTCCAGAAAACGTTATCCTGCCAGAATCATTTTTTAACATTATAAATTCATGAAACTTAAGATCAGCAAGCAAAACCAAAAGCTAGTCAAAAACTTCAAAAAGATTGTAGTTAAAAACAGAGAGATCGAAGATAGGTTGTTCGCCGCACTGGCATCCAAGATGATGCTGACTTCTTCAGAAGAAGAAATTCTTTTTGATCACGTTTATAACGATACTCATTGGACAGTTGAACTCGAAAAGTAATGAAAGCCACATTAGAATTTAATTTGCCAGAAGACAATAGCGAACATCTTCGCGCTGTTAATGCTGGCGCAGCTTGGTCTGCTCTGTATGACATTGATACTAGATTGAGAAGTATTTTGAAATACGGTCTTGACAAAGATAGTTCATACGAGAAAGAGTTGGCCGATATTCGTTCAGAAATCAACGACGCCCTTACACTTTTAGGAGAAATTTAAAATGGATAAAGTAGAAATCGATGGAGATACAGCGGATCGTATTGTGGTTTGTTCTTTAAGGGAAACCATCAATTATCTTCGTAACGATATTAAGTATCTTAAAAAGAAAAAGCGTTTAACCGAATGTCAAAAGCAAGAGTTTGCTGATGTGGTTTCGGCACTAGATCACTTAGAAAAAACGTTTGATTTTTATGGAGGAAATTTAAAATGAATACAGAACTAGAACAAAAACTTTTCGCCAAGTATCCGAAAATTTTCGGAGACGCCAACAAGTCTCCGCAAGAGTCTTGCATGGCTTTCGGCTTGGAAGTGGGTGACGGATGGTACAATCTTATCGATGTGCTTTGCGAAGCTCTTACCTATACCTATACTACTGCTATTGAAGTAGATGAAGAAGATGGCAAACGTTTAGGTATTAAACCTTACTCTTATAAAGACGGCGAGATTAGGTATAGGTATTTTTTTAATGTAAAGCCTCCTCAAGTAGTAGCTGACCAAGTAAAAGAAAAGTTTGGTACTCTTCGCTTTTACTACCATCTTGAATACGATGAGGGTAACACTTCTCTAGTTGAAACGAAAAAGTATCCAGAACTTGACGCTATCAATAAGCGGTATGCTGATTACTTTGACGGAATAGTTCACTTTGCCGACATCGCATCTGGCAGAACTTGTGAAGTGAGCGGCGCAGAGGGACAAATGCACTCAAGAAGAGGTTGGTTTAAAGTTTTGAACAAAGAAGTTGCTAAGGGAGAGAATTATAAAGAATATAAATTAGCCAACAAGCAAAACGCATGAAAGAACTAGAACACTACAAGAACGAAGCTGAACGCTATCGCAGAATGTTTAGTATGCGGTTCAGTGACCTCTACTCATCTGAAGATGATCTTAATCGCAGTCGTATTGCCATTAAGGAAGATCAACGTCTTTACCGTAAGATTGGCAAGAAGTTCGTGCCAGTTAATGATCCATATGCTTATGATGGTCTCCGCAATGGCTTTTGGCTAATTCAAGTCAAAGATGGTTGCACTTCTATTCGCCAAGAAATCTATCCTGACAAAGCCGCTATTCATGCTGCGGCTCGTTTAATGGAAGATAAACTGATAAATATTATCCGAAAGGCTTGCGAGGCTAGTCCCAACAAAACGCCGCTCTCCCCAGAAGAGAAAAAAGATTGGGATAAGTTTATCAAGAAGCATGGAGAGTCTTTCAATACTTTGCATTATCCTTCTATGCAGGAGAATGCAGAAAAGATTATTAAGATTTTAATTGGGGAGGAGAAATAGTTATGGGCTGCGACAAATACTACCTACGAGACATAAACTATCCAATGATGTTCTCGGAAATGAACGACGATATTGGTTGTTTATGCACTTTCCCGCACAATGACGGCGAAACTCTTGATCCCGAAAGAGTAAGATCGCTGGCATATCTTGGTGCGGCGGTTGTGCTGAACTCCAGAGGAGATGCGCCGCATGGATTCATTCCTAGTTGTTTACCAGATTGGATGAAAAAAGAAATAGATCGAATCGTTTTAAAATGAATATTAAAGATTTTTTAACTGAACTAACAGTTTTGTCCAATAAGTATGGAATCAAGAATCTTTTTAGGTTCAAAATGGAAGCGGCTTTGATGTAAAGTATATTTACCATGTACCAATACAAAGCCCAATTGATCAAAGTTATCGACGGAGATACAATTGAAGTTGACTTTGATCTGGGTTTTGGAGTTTGGCTGAGAAACCAAAGAATTCGTCTTTATGGTATAGACACTCCAGAAAGCAGAACAAGCAATAAAGAAGAAAAGGCTCGCGGTCTAATATCCAAGACTAAATTAAACGAACTTCTTTGCAATTCCAAATACCTGACAGTAGAAACAGAAATCGACCCAGAAGAAAAGTATGGGCGCATTCTCGGTAGGATAGAAACAGAAAGCGGAATTAACGTAAATGATTGGATGGTAGAGAAATGCTATGCTGTTCCTTACAATGGTGAGAACAAGGACAAGGTTCAAGAACTCCACATAGCAAACGCCAAAAAGCTAAAAGAGCGCGGCGAAATTTCTTTATGAAAAAAGACAATAATTTTAAATCTTATGTAGCTGAAAAGGACTTAATTATAGATGCTTGGCGCAATCCTGATGTTCCAAGCATTTATGATGACGTTATGAAGTTCTCCAATTGCGAAAATGTTTTGGTTAAAGGCGTGGAGATAGTTGGCGGGCAAGAAGATTGCATTGATGCAGTTCGTGGAACTAACTATGTTTTCCAAGATTTGACCCTTTATCCATTAAAAAATGGCATCACGTTAAAAGGAAGCATCAACGGTTGGCATTTAAAAAACATTTTATTTGATAGCGAAGGTTCCGAATACACTATTGAAATCGGGCAGTACGACAACTACTGGACACCTTCCACTCCACCCACTCGCAATGGTATCATAGAAAACGTAAATCTTAAAGGCGGGGGCAAAGTGACGGTCAGGATATGGCATGGAGAAAAACCCCAGCTTATCAACGCCCCTAATGTTAGAATAATTAAAATTCCCAAAATCATCTGGTTTCCCTATTTCATCTTCAGATCTATTCAAAGAAATGGGCTGAAATTCTTCAAGAAATAGATTGACAAATTTTCCGTAAAAACATAATATATACAAACTATGAATAACATCACTCCCGATCAAGCATTGGCAAACTTTGCCGCACTTCATCGTCAATCGCGCCTTCTTCCTGAGCAGCATGAAGCTCTGAAGGAAAGCCTCCAAGTTCTTGGTGGTCTGGCAAACCCAGCCAACAAGACTGAATCTAAGCTGGCTCCTGATACTGCCCTTAACAACTTCTTTCAAGTTTATACTCGCGCCACTGTTACCGTTGAGGAGCATGAGGCGCTGAAGGCAAGTTTCAGCGTCATTGCTCCTTTGGTTCAAGCTGCCAAGGAGTCTGAGACCCCTGCCGCAAGCTAAAACTTAATTAAAATTCCTCCCATTAACGCCCCCAAATTGGTAATCAAACGCTAATTTGGGGGTTTTTCTTTGTATTTTAATAAAGAATTGATGGGCGCACTTAATTATTATTAATTTAAACTGTATGTATATTTTAATGGACATTATTTTGCCAGTTTCGGGCCTATTATTTGTCATAGGATTCTCTGTTTATCTGCTTAAAAAGAGCTTCGAATATGACCAAAAAACACGCCAAAAAATGATGGACGAATGCTCTCGCGTCGAGGCCGAAATTTTATCAAGAAAAATGAAGGAATCTAAGGTCGAAATAGCAGTGAAAAAGCCCCAATCTTTCAAAACCAAAAGAAAAGCCCAAAAGAGGCTTGACAAGTAAGAAAAATAGGGGTAAGTTTCTCTCATAAGATATAAGAGAGATAAGGTAAGGATAATAGAGAGATACAGTAAGGAAGAAGAAGAGATAGTTGAACTGTTAAGAGAAGCTTGATAGTTGGAATACATATGTGCGCGGCCCCATTTTTTATTAATTTTAATTCATTCTCGCAATTTTAAATAAACTTTTATGCTATTAGCTAGACTCTCATCGTTTCTCCTTATAATGGTTTTGTTTTTGTTTGTTATTGTTCCAATAGCAGTTGTGTTAAGCCTTATCACAACGGTAGTTGTGTTTGTGGCCTACTGTAATGGGACGTTAAGGAACATATTAGAACACAGAGAGAACCTCTTGTCAATACATTCCTTAACTAAAACTGTAAAAGAAAATATCAAAAAGAACACGATTGACATTTGAGCAGAGAAACTGGGCCAAATATGCGTTTTTTGTAAAGCGTTGAAGATGTAAGGTTTATATAAAGTGAAGTGTTTTCCTGGTAAGGACCGGGCACTTTTTTCTCTAAAAGGATTGACAAAGGCTAGAATCTCATGTAAAATAAAGGGGGCAAACATGAATAAGATCGGACTAAATATATGCCTGGTGCTTTTGTTATCTGGCTGCAACATGTTTACTCCTAATAATAGAACAGATAGTAAAGGGGAAAGAATAAACTCTAATGCCCCTATGTTTGTAACTCCAAACACGAATGCGAACCCGGTAAATAAACCAAACACGAATCCAGTTACGCCAAATAAACCTGCGCAGGTCTCATTCAATGCGGAAAACTATGTGATGGTAAAAGAAAAAGATTTAAATATATTAGTTAATCAAAAGACGAATGAGGCTTTATTAAATATTAAAAATTCAAACGCGAATGCGAAGCAACCAAATAAGGAGTTGGATGCAGCTATAGATAGCCACATTAAAAAAATCGTTGAGCCAACATCAGTTGATTTAACGCCAAAGATTGTACAATTAGCTCCTGTAGTTGAACCTGAAAAACCATCTAATGCCCCGGCAATTCACCCAGTTTTTGCATTCATCTTGACAACCTTAGCTATCTTAGGCTTCATCTTAACTGTAGGATATTTCTTCTTCATTAAGAAGAAGGTTCAAAATGAAGCCCCAACCCAAACCCAAGAGTCCCCCAAGGTGGCAACCGAAACCGCAACCGAAAATCCAGCCAACAAAACTCCTGAAGCCAAAGCGGATTAAAAATTAATTAAAAATCGCCGCCCCTTCTTCACCCTCTTGGAAACTTGAGGGTGATTTTTTTTTGAAAAAAATTCGAGAAATCGCTTGACGGTGGATTAAAATGTGGTACATTCTCCCTCGTATGAATAACACATCTACCGTTACCAAGCGTGGTCGTGGTCGCCCTGCGGGTTCGACCTCTTTCGTTAACGTCAGCCTCGCTGACCTTGACCAGTTCGTTGGCACTGCTAGTGCCATTCCTGTGTCGCGTGTCTGGCTTCAAAAGATGGGCTTGACAATCCAGCCGATCACCCGCACTATTCAAGAAGCTGAAGGTGAGGACTCGACCCCCAAGGTAGAGTTCAAGATCAGTAAGCTCTAAACCCACATACTAAAATGAAACGTTTTGCTGAACTAGTCGGGCAAGAAGATGTCAAGAAGAAGTTGGGGTTCTACCTCGACGCCTTCTCCAAGACCCAGAAGTTTCCCTTCCTCCTGCTGACAGGGGCGAAGGG